TGCAGATAATAGAATTGACATCCTTACTGCTGGTCCACATAAGATTAATAACTTTACTGCTGAGTTTGTAAATAGAAGTGAAGATTTAATTAAACAAAACAAAATGAAGATTAAGTTTAATAGGGTAAGTTTTAGAGAAGTACTATCCAACTTTGAATCATATGATTTAGATTACGTTATTTCTTTTAATACAAAAAATGATCGTGACAAGTTCTTTGATCCAATTATAAGCAAGGCTGAGCAACACAATGTTGAAGCAGCATTTTACAGATACTAGAAGTATTAGGAAAATATAAATGATTACCGTAGATTACAATACTGCACATAGCATTGTAGAAAAGAATAGCAACCTATCTTGGGATGGTTGGAAGATTATAGATTTCAAAAAGGATTTTAAAGCTGAGTTTTCTAATGCTGGAATTAGACTTAATGGTGCTTGGGGATTCTACAGAACTTACGAGTTAGATAGAAGTGGCTGGAAGGTTCCTAAAAAATATGCTTAGTGAAGAGTGGGTAGTAAAAGCCAAATGTAGATCATTTGATAGGGAACTGTTTTTTGATAAGTATGAAGAGGATCCAGTTCTTGCCAAGACTGTTGATGAAATTTGTTTAACTTGTCCAGTAATTTCAGACTGCTTTTTTCATGGAACAACAAACTCTGAATGGGGTGTATGGGGTGGTGTTTACTTAGTTGATGGTGAAGTAAACAATACTAAGAATGCTCATAAGACAAAAGATAAGTGGATAGAAATATTGGAGGCTGTAGATGGTTAACATCACAAATGATATGAGAAAATCTTTATCTCAAATCAAGCCACCTTATAAAGGATTGGTTGTAGACTTTGTAGATATGGACAAATATCTTTCTCTTAGAATTTATGAAAACCAGATTATGTCTTTGTCTAGTGGACAGCAATTAAGTTTTATGGAATACCTACAGATACTTCGTAAAACTGTGGAGTCATACGGTATAACCTGCCACTTTGAAGGTGCTAAAGGCGATCCACCAAGGAGCATATCTTAAATGTTTCACCGTCTTGTTTGGATGATTGAAGAGCATGTAACTGCTGAATTAGTTTCTTTTGGTGCTCACTCATCCCGTGTTAGATATTTTTATAATGGCACAGAGTACGATGAAATTGTAATGAATGAAGACTTTATTCCATACGATGAGCTTGGAATCCAATACGAAACCCTGGAAGAAGAATAGTGATTAAATACAAACAACAAAGACAACTATGCTTTGATGATATTTTAATGGTTCCACAAACATCAAATGTTCAGAGTAGATCAGAAATTGATTTAAGAATGCCTTTTGGCAAAGGTTCGCACCTAACCTTTCCTGTAATTGCAGCACCAATGGATACTGTCTGTGAAGAAGAAATGGCAGTTGCAATTGCAAAAGCAGGTGGTCTTGGAATGATTCATAGATTTATGGACATAAAGAAACAACAAAGAATAGTGCAGAATTTATGTTTACAGGACTTAGCAGTTGGTGCTTCTGTGGGAGCAAAAAGAACATACTTGGAGGACACTGGAAAACTATTGCTTTCTGGTGCCTCAGCGATCCTTGTAGATACCGCAAATGGACACAGTAGTTACGCTGTAGAAGCGGTTAAAAAGATTAGGGATACATTTGGTACCAGTTTTCACTTAATGGCTGGAAATGTATCTACTAAGTTTGGTTTTGAAGCCTTGTCAGAAGCAGGTGCAGACTCTATTCGTGTTGGAATTGGTGGTGGCTCAGTATGCACTACTAGATTAGTTTCTGGTCACGGAATTCCTACTCTAGCATCCATTATGGAAATCAAAGAATGGAAAGAAGAGTCTGGTATAAATACAACAATAATTGCTGATGGCGGAATAAGAAATACTGGAGATATGATTAAGGCTTTTGCTGCAGGTGCTGATGCCGTAATGCTTGGGTCTATGTTGGCTGGTACAGATGAATCACCTGGAAGACTACTTATTGATGGCTCTGGAAAGTATAAAATTTTTAGAGGTATGGCAAGTAAAGAAGCTAACCAAGGAAAAGATGTTCCTATTGCAGAAGGTGTTGCAACAAAAATTGCACACAAGGGACCAGTAGATAAAATATTTAGTGATATTCGTGGTGGTCTTGGAAGTGGATGCTCCTACTCTGGAGAACATAATCTTAGAGACTTATATGAAGGATCAATGTATATCGAAGTTTCAAGTCTCTCGGTAAGTGAAAGTAAGCCTCACGCTCTTGTATAACTAATTTAAATCTCCCCAATGTTATAATTAAACTATTAGTCTCAAGATAGGCTAATACGGGAGAAAGAGAATTGAAAAAACTTAAAAGGCTTATTTCTTATGTTTTAATAACATGTTTAGCTGGTATTTTAGGTATTTTCTTAATTAGCCCAGCATCATACGCAAACCCTCCTTTAGTTTGCAACATGTCTACTGTAACTGGTGACGATGATGGTTCTTTTCAAATGCTTCTTCCGTTTTCTTTAAAGCTTGGATCAACAGAATACGATAGGGTATATTACAGTACTAATGCAACTGTAACCTTTGGTCAACCAGATGGCACGTTTCATGACTATCCTCAAACTCCTTCTGTTTCTGTTGCAGGTAGAGACTGGGTTTCTTTTGGTCCAGGAGCTTATACCTCTTATGGATACAACAATGATTCTTTTTGTATAGAATGGTCTGTGCGACCATTTCCACAGTCAAGTGGTCCTCTAACCCAGATGAGATTAGTTGTAAATAAGTTCCCAAATGGCAACTGGCATGGTGAGATTACCACAATGACACCACTTCCCCCAGATGCAAGAAGAGCAATTAGGTATGAGTACGGTCAGCCCGTTGTAACCATGGCTGCAGCCTTTGACGTTGGCGATGCTGGAATACCAATTGAAGTTTCACCTGCACCAACACCATCAAACTTTACAGAGCCACCTTTAGTTCCAACTCAATGTTGGGATGGAAGCACAGTTTATGCTCCTAATACATGTCCAACAGAACCAACATATACCTGTTGGGATGGAACAATAACAAACTATGAATCAGAATGTCCATCCAGCCCACCTGACATAATTTGTTGGGATAGCTCAACGGTTCCTTGGAATAGCACTTGCCCCCCTGAGCCTCCTGCTGTCCAATGTTGGGACGGAACATCAGTTCCTTGGAATGGTACCTGTCCGATAGAACCTCAAGTAACTTGTTGGGATGGGTCTATCGTACATTATGAATCAGAGTGTACGCCAACCCCACCAGATATTGTTTGCTGGAATGAAGAAGTTATTTCCTGGAATGAAACCTGTCCACAAATGCCACCACCGATTGAGTGTTGGGATGGATCAGAAGTTAATTGGGATGCTCAGTGTCCACCTATACCACCGAATATTAATTGCTGGGATGGATCTATTATTTCCTGGAATGAAGTATGCCCAATAGAGCCTAGTCCAACCCCAAGTCTTACTGCCAGCCCTGAACCACAGCCGTCAGAATCACAAACGCCAACATTAGAACCGTCACCCCAGCCAACAGAGCCAAGCCCACAGCCGTCAGAAACCTCTGTACAGCCTTCAGAAACGCCTTCACCTAGTCCAACCCCTTCTTTAAGTCCCTCAGAATCTCCGTTGCAGCCTGAAGAACCTGTTGTAGTTCCATCCCCAACTCCTGAGCCAGAGACTTCATCTCCAGAACCATTAGTTCCAGATTCAACTGAGAGTCCAACTCCTGATCCAAGTCCTGAAACCACTGATCTTCCATCTAATAATAATATCATAGACGGATTGACTTTAGAGGAATCAGTTGCTTTAAATGAATTGCTTACAGAGTATGGTCCAATGGATGCAGTATCTTTTGAGGATTTTGAAGCATCTGGTCTTGACTACGAAGATTTGCCCCCAAATCAACCAATTATGTTGGAGAACGGTGTAATCCTTACAGCAGAGGTTGCTGATGCGATAGAGATATTTTCAGACCCCAGCGAACTATTACTAACAGTTTTAACAGATCCAGGTAAGGCATTAAAAGCTTTTGCTAACGTTGGTGCAGACATGACACCAGAACAACGCAAAGAATCACAAATAGTAGTTGTTGCGTCCATTATTGTTGGACAGGTAATATCAACAACTAATTTAATAACAGGGAGGATAAGATAATGAAGAAATGGTTAACAGATAAGTTTCGTGAAACACTAAACCAAACATTCACCCTTCTTGGTATGTTCATAGCATGGGCAGTCCTTGATGGGTCTGCTAAAACAGTAGTAGGATGGGCAGTTTTAATCTGCACAGCAGCATGGTTGTTTTCAATGAAATTTAGGGAAGGAGAACAAAATGACAAAGAATAAGGTAGACGTAACAGTCAAAGATCCTGCAACTGGAGAAGAAGTAATCGGATCCAAGGCAGTAACAAATGTCTGGAATATATTTTTCAGAATTGTTGCAGTATTTGCAGCATCAGGACTTTCAATCATTGGTGCAGGTTCCCTCGTTGGAATTGACACTCTAACTGCAGTAATTATGGCAGGTACTCTTGGTGTTGCCACAGTCGTAGAAAAGCTCGCAAGAGCCTTCCTCGATGACGGTAAGCTAAGTGCCAGTGAAATCAACTCAGCATTTAGCTCAGTAGATAAAAAGGCTGAATAATATATAATAAAACCAGGTTAGACCAGGATAACTCTCACGACTATCCTGGTCTTTCTTATGCTATAATTTATTTATGAATGGCTTAGAAGATCTTTTAACCCCAGATGAAAAGGCATTGCACGATGCATTAGTCTCCATCGCAAACCAATATGGTAAGTTTAATGAAGATGGATCTGGTATATGGGCAGGTTACACACCAGCCTCAGACAATGATAATGCTGATATTGGAGTTAAGTGCTCTAACTGTGCATTATACGCAGGTGGAGACATTTGTGAGATCCTAGACTTCCAGGTAGAACCAGAAGGTGCTTGTAGATTTGCGGTAATCCCAGATGGTTATGTAGATGTATCTAGAGATACAGACAATGATGACATGGAAGACGATAATTTAGATGACATGTATAAGTCTGATAACGAAGAAGAAGACAAATGGGACAACATTGAAAAGAAATGCTGGGTTGGATACAGACAAGATGGCATGAAAGAAAAGAATGGCAGAATGGTTCCAAACTGCGTCCCAGTATCTAAGTCTGACAGTGAGCAGCCAATGTCCAAGAGTCTTTGGCATGGATCTCCATTTAGTGGATTAAAATAATGTATGAATATAGCGTGAAAAAAGTATTAAAGGTGATTGACGGTGACACTATTGATGTTGATATTGATCTTGGCTTTAATGTTTCGTATACACAGAGGGTAAGATTAGCAGGAATTGATACCCCTGAGTCTAGAACAAAAGATCTTAAAGAAAAGGCACTTGGTTTAGAGGTTAAAGACTATCTTAGTAAAAGGCTTAAAGATGCTAAGGTAATTGTGATTAAGACAGAGCTTCCAGATAGTACAGAAAAGTATGGTCGTATCCTTGGTTGGCTATATGTAGATGGTGAAAAATTATCCGTAAATGAATCTATGATTAAAGAAGGATATGCTTGGACCTATGATGGTGGTACAAAGAAAAAAGACTTTGATGTACTAATAGCTAAGAGAAAAAATAACGGATAGCGTTAGATATACTAAATAGACAAAATATCTATAGGACCTTGGCAACTTGGAGATAGCTCAATAGCAGCACTCACAGCGGTGTAGGCACGTTTTTCAGCAGACTTCCATGTAGAAGTAGTATACAAAGATCCCATGGCTATAGATGAGCCAGAACCAATAGCCATATATTCACACTCAGTTACTTGCCAGTCTTGAGTATCAATAAAAAACAATTGATCTGATACGCCAACCAAAAATGATGCATGAGCACTCTCCTTAAGGTCTACACCAGACTCTGTTAGTTGCTTTCTAATAGAACTAATAAATGTAGTACGCATAAACTTTTCTACATTCTTTTTGGGTGGTGTAGGAAGAGTCATCCAGTGCAGCAATTGTCCAGTTCCAGGGGAATCAGCATAGCCAATGATATACATACCATTTTGTCTAATCTTAGGAGCGGTCATAGAGACAATAACATCATCATCAGACAAACCTCTTTCAGAGGCTAAATATACACCAGTATCTGATCGGATACCCACTATACATGTCATGCGTTATTACTCTTTCTTTTAGATTTATCCCACATATATCTTCTAACATTAACATAGCAGTTTAAGGCTACAAATGTCAGGATAAGCATTTCAGCTACTGAGTGTGAAAATTTCATTATTTACCTTCTAATACCTTAATGGTTTCGCAAGGGTATTCATATCCACCACATACAATACAAAAATCCACTGAGTCTGATGGAGAGCAACATTCAGGGTCTCCACATCCACCATCATTTACAGCATAATGCAACTCACGAATACGTTCAGTTGCTTCCTGTATACCTTGCTTACGAGCAAAAGTACACCTATTGCAAGGACAGTAGTCAGACTTTGACTCTGGAATATCTGATGCACTTGATGCTGCCATTACTTCTCACCCTTCCTTTTTTCAAATATCTGGGAAGATATCATCATATCAGCAGTTGCCTTATTAACTGCCACACCAGCATTCCAAAGAGTTGCTAATCTTAATAGAGCCTTAACATCAGGGTCATGCGGTTGAGCCTCTAATGGATCCCAGAAGAAGATAAGGATGTCAATTATGCCCTCAGATATGGAAGCACCAATTTGTTGGTCTCCACCTAAAGGTCCACTTAGAAACTTAGTAATTGGCAGGTGAAGTTCATTTTGCAAAAGGATACCAGTGTTACCAGTAGCATATAGATGATGCTTACTAAGGGTAGAATGATTAATCTTACACCACTCCAAAAGGTCTTGTTTCTTGTTATCGTGAGCAACAAGGGCTATATGTCTAGTCTTCATTGTATACCCCATATCTAATAGCTTTATCACTTACAAAAAACATTATCTTTTAACTTTCGTTGGTGAGTCTTTTAAGAAACACTTATCACATAATACCCTGGAATCAGTCTTAGATTCAAACCAGATATTTAGCTTCTTGACACTGCAGTCACTACAGTTCACTAGTCCTCCAAATAGATGGCAGGTATTACAATAAGTTCTTCAGGGTTGGCTTCGTTCCATTTGTTAACAGCTCCTACAAGGATCTCACGCTTTTCTGGAACGGTAAGCTCACGCACAAGGTTGCTCTCGATAGAGGCAATACCTGCTTTAACAATCTCTAACATATATGCTACATCCATTTAATTTACCTTAATTTCGGCGGTTCGGCGGCGAGAGGAAGAACAATCACATTCTGGTGTAGATTCTGGTTGTCCCAACAATGAAGCACACCATGGTCTATGGATATATTTAGAAATGGCAGGAAGAAGATTAAACACGATTCTTACCTTTGCTATTAAAGGAGGGAACCTTAAGGGTATCAAGAAGGGATAGGTAATGATGAACAAACAATTGCTCATATTCCTTTTCAGTAAGGTTAGGATCAGATTCTAACTCTTTGACCATTAGTTCTTTTACTTTATCTACAATCATGTATTTACACATCCATATTCAAAAACGCATTTGTTAGGTAATAATTTTTCGGGGGTAGGAGAAGATGTAGCTACAGATGCCCATAACATTATATAAGCTATCAACACATATATGATAATAGACAAGAGATACTTCTTCACTTGACAATGATATCAGAAAACAATCAGAATGTCAAAGATAAACACACAATACACACTATATTAGGCTTTTACGCCCCCTTTGCATATATTCATACAGTTGCATAATATGCAACATTTATACACAAATACACTGATGCTAGATAGTTTAAACACTTGCTATATATATATTCTAATTTTATTGAGTATTAATGAGTATTGTTACATAATCGTAATACTTGTAGCATATCTACATGGTGTTCTATCTATCTTATGATATCTCCTTTAAACAATAGACTTTCCCGTGATTTTTTTCATTCGTTCGTAATGTTTTTTGTAGGAAAGCTCTAATATATGTCCTAAAATAATCAGATAAAACATGTATATTTTGTGCATAAACTACAAGATAATGCATAAAAACTGCATAAAAGTTATTAATTCTTATATGTTTTCTACACATAATTTAATCAGCTATAATTGTGGGGTATGAACTGTATGTTTCATTACATCTCTTACATACTATATAGGTATATAGGGTATATGGACATGATGCTCTACCACCCTCGATATGTCCAAATAAAAGACAGATAAGTTTATTAAACATTATTGAGATAGCTTACTCATATATGTGAGCTCATCTAGATATTCTGGATTTTCCAGTGATTTTTTTGGTTCCATCGTAATGTCATTTTTATCCAATTTAAGCTCGGCAGGTAGAAGCTTATTAATAGCTTCTTCTATATATCTAATAGGGATATCATATATACCTGATAGCTTATAGTTATTCATAATCTTGAGACAGTCAAGAATACCATCTTCATATGATTTTGTCAATTTATTTTCCTCAAATTTCCTGTGATTTTTATCACATGTTCGTAATGTCTATATTCATCTAAACTATGTCGGGCACAAAGCCTGACAAATGTCAAGCCTGTGCTGGTGTAAGGGCATCATAAACTTCCATAACCCACTGCTCACCTTTTTGATTTATTTGTATGTGTTCGAGAGATGCACCCAAAGCATAGATACCACCAAGGTAATACTTATCCCAAAAGTCTGTATCCTTAGCCATTCCATTTACATAAGCACTTGCTACATAGTTAATAATTTCTTTATCCATAGTATCTACTTTATCAGATTTGGTCGTACTTGTCAAGGGCTTCTGGGAAATCATCTTTGAATCCGTTCTTTGTGTAATGGTGGAATTTGAACCACCGTATCATCTTGTCGTTCATCTGGTCATTGAATGTATGGGCTGTGTGATTTGCTAACTCAACCTCGTTTAATCTGGTATCTGCAAACACTTTAGCCATTTTCTCTGCATCATGTTTTTCTGCCATTTAATCTCCTGAACCTCCTAGTGTAGCACATAGGACTGACAATTCTAATGGCTCTATGTAGGTGTCCAACACGTCTGATAAGTTAGTTAGTACTGCCCAAGTTAACTTGTCGTCTTGTTTTTCCAGGGCACCCTCTAAGTTTTCAATGGTATGTCTAATAAACTTATTAATCTCTTCTTGCATCTCTACTCCCAATTGCTATCGTCTGTGATGTAGTCAATACCAGCATCAATTGCTTCATAGAATGTGTCATAGATTCCACCCATATCTTCATTGTGTGCAAATAGTTCCCACCAAGGATTCATACGATAGATTTCAAATCCACTATTACTAATAGTTTTAATAAACTGCAGCAACTGAATATCATCATTGATACCCTCTGCCTCTAAGTCGTCTGAATATCTAACAATGGTTGCACCCTCATCAGATAGTTCACCATTAACTAGTTCTGGTAATGTCAAGTGCATTTCACCACAACGCTCTACTTCAACCAAACGGTCCAAGTATGTGATAGTTGCATAAGACTCTGCACCCTCTTGCCACACATAAAACTCTGGCATTTGCTTACTTGTAGGGATTGTCTGTGTGTATTCTACTGTTACGCCTTCTAATGTTTTCATATGCGTATCCTATACCCTTTCTGCGGTTAAGTCAAGTCTTGTTAGGTTATAAGCCAGGATTTCTTCTAGCCTGTAATATTCAGCTTCTTCTTCTGATTCAGGGTCCAGCCACTCCCAACGTCCTGTTTCTTTATCATACATAATCTTGTCACGATCAAACTCTGATTCGGCATCAACCATAAAGGCTCCCCAATGTTCATCATATACAACTACCCAATGATATTGCTTACTCATACTTCTACCTCTACTCCATAAGTTTCTATACCTGTCATAATTACATCTGTGTCTACGGTGTCGTCAATCTCATCATAGCAACCAAGACTCTTAAAATGGTCCCACATCTCTTGAATGTCGTCACGATCATTCTCATCAAAATCAGGGTTATGCAATAAATACAAATTCCATAGTTGATCAGGTACGTCCATACTCCATACTGATTCAAACGTTCCCTCAAAGATTCCTCTTAGTTTCATTACTATACCTCGTGTACTATCACGTCTTGTAGGTGCAAGACTTCTGGGTCAATCTTGTAATAACTCATTATGTTATTCCTTGCTTCTTGAATAATAAAATCATCAGGTAAATCTGGCTCATCAAAAGAAACACTTGTGATCATAACCATAGCCTCTAATACAAACTCTACATTGTAGTTATACATTACTTTATCTCCAACTTGTTCTTGGCAAAGAATAGGTCTGTGCCGTCCTCATCTTTAATGCTAATCTGTGCAGGTACATCAAACTTATCAAGGAAAAGGTGGTGCTCAATCTGCCACTCTTGATCTTTAACAAATTCAATCATAGCCTCATGTGAAATAGGGTGTCCATGAATACCATACTCACCTGTATCTAACATCATCTTAATTAAGTCTTGCTCATCATAGATAACTTCTGTTGTTGCTACAAGGTATGTCATACTTTTTTGCTTCCTATTCTAATCTCTACTACTTCTTCTGTGTTGTAAAAATGCTTTACGAATTGATAGGCGGTATCCCATTGTTCTAATTCAATACCACCAACATTATGCAAATCAACAAAGTGGTATGCTAACTCATTTAAGAGTTCGTCATTTGTGTCAATCATGTTTGTCCTTTTGTAGGTTGATACTGTGTATCCTACCACAAGGGTGTGACAATTTACACCAGGTTTCGTGATTTCCGTGATTTTGCACTTAATGTCGTAAAGAGACTAGCTATCTTATTAAGAATGCCCGCCCACAATTTTCAAGCTTTGTCAAGTGGGTGAGCAGTTTTAATTCATGCTCAGGAATTTTGATTTATGCGAAAGCAATTTCTTTCACAATGGATAGCAGTTTGTTTTTCTCTGCTGTAATAACTGGGTCAAAGCCCGATGCACTTGCAAGGATTCCCTCATTGTTACCACCACGAGCGGAGCGATACCAATCAAGGCGTTCTGTCAAAGTATTGAAAGCACCCCAAGCGGTATTGTTAATCATTGAGTTAGTATCTGAAACAAAGATTTCATCTAGCAATTCAATTTTGTTTTCCCACTTAGTCATAGCACCTTTGGTATCTTTGCTAGGCATTGGATAGGCAGTTGCAACAATCTTATTGAAAGTTTCCTTAGTGATTTCCTTTTCAATAAGTTCTTGAGCCATTTTGTCAAACTCGTCCATGTAAGTATTGGCAAGACCTAATGCTTCACGAGCAACCAAGATACGACCCTCAAGTGTTGAAGTGTGACGCATCTTGAAAGACTGCTTAACACCTCTAAGAGCCATGTCAAGAGTATTTGCACACACAACACGAACAGGTGTTACCGATGCACGAACAGCAAGTGAACCGTCATGTGATGTATTCACAAGCAAGTATGACTTAACAACATCTGCAACGCCATTTGGGTCTAGTACGGTCTCACGCTCAAGAGCAAGAGAACCAAAGACAACACGACCATTCTTTAGAGAACCTGCTGTTTCCCAACGAGCACCGTCAAGAAGATTATCTGCAAAAGCAAATAGTTCTTCATTCTGCAAAGTCTGGTAACGTTCACCAACAACTGCTAGAACATCTGGGTGTCCGTCTTCTGGGTGGTCACGAACAACCATGAAGTTAGACTTGCTTGAAGTGTAATCTTCAGGTAGTTGAACATCTTCAAGACGAACATTCCAATTTGATAAGTGTGCTATGTCCATAACTTCACTTGTTGTGTGTTCTTCTGTAACAACAGTTCCTAGACCATGCCACGCTGGTTCACGAAATGAATACATAGAACCTACACCGTTAATAATTTCGACTGCATCAGCCACGTTTTTCTCCTTAGAGGTAGTTTGTTTAATAGTCTTACTATACACCATAGGTCTGACAATTTTATTAGATACCCCATGATTTCAGTGTTATTTAGATCACATCATAAAAGCTTGACAAATCTATAAAAATGGGGCGGGGCATAGAAAAACCCTCTGCAGGGAAGACAGAGGGTAAATCTATTTATTTAATTAGCGAACAGCCACATAGGGTAGTTCACGTTCATTGTTTTTCATCTGACGCTTAGACACGTTATCAACAAAGTGTCCGTTAGCATCTCGCACAACTACACGCTGGCTCTTACCAAAACGTGTGTTCCACTTTTCTTCTGCGATAAATAGCTTCTTTGCCATTTTATTTCTCTTTTCTATTAGGTGGTGGACAGTTTAGTGTGGTGTCCAGCACTTCCTACCTACTAGGAAACCTAGTATTTTTCGTCTATTGAATCAATGTCTGCATCAAACTCTTGAATCTCATACTTAGATTCATTTGAAGAAATCTCAATGTCAAAATCATAGACACTTAAGTCAGACACATCTTCATTAACTGGAATAGAAACTGTTGCCTTGATTGTTACATTGAACTCAACTTCAACTTCCTTTGACAAGTCAATGCTAAAGATGTTTGCAATTTCAGTTGCGTGTTCTTCACCAATCTCATCAAAGTTTTCAACAAGGTAATCTTTTAACTTGTCTTGTGCTCGTGAGTTACGGTTGTTAGTTTCTTGTAGTGCATCTAACCTCCAGTAAGTTCTGGAAATGTCGTCTGCATTTTCTACTTCAAACTTTGAATCTGAAGGTGTGCCATAGTAGTAGCCCTTGCGTACTAAGATAGTTGCCTTTGGGTCATACGCTGGTGTTACTGCCACTTGGTCTGTCATTGGTGTTATAGTTGCTGGTATTCCGAATGTTGGCTCACTTGTTGTGAATTCCACGTTTATTCTCCTTGTAGGTTGTTTGTTGAAACTAGTGTATCAGAGAGGTCTGACAATTCTACCCATTCCTCTAGTTCTGAATCCCACTTGAATTTAGTGGTATCCACAGGGCAATCTTCATACCCGTTTTCAGGGTCTCCGTACTCACAGATACATTCTTTATCTCTATCCTTGTAGTCAGCGTGAGACATTGGAATGTCATACTCATCAGAGCGAGTCTCTTCTCCACCCAAGAATGTGCAACTACCACCCCATCCTTGCTCTTCCTCATACTCATAGTCAAACTCAAGAGTTGGGTACTGTTCTGATAGTTTTAGTAGAGCCTCACCAACAGGAGACCAAGCGGTTTCAAACTGGTACAAGATAGAACCATCATCATTAACTGTTTTAATAGTGTTAGGATACTCATTGTCATTAGACACTGCTACGTCCCACTTAGTTCCCCAGTTACGGCAGTTCCAGTGATACCAGTCTTGGTCTTCTCTCATAGAGCGAACAAACTCTGCCATAAATTCTTCACCATCAAGTTGCTTCTTAGTAAAGACTTCTTTTTCATAGTATGATTTAAGGTCTGTTGGTTTTACAATGTTCCAAAAAGCAAAGACAGGATTATTGTATTCTTCAAAGTCAGCAACCTGTGTGTATTTGCCATCAACAAATTTATGAACAGGATGGTGCATAGTGAACGGTTGATTTAATTGCTCAACCATCTTATCTAATTCTGATTGCTCACCTGATACAACAAGTGAATTGAATACCCAGTTTGGCATTTTAACTTCTTTCTAGTAGGTTATGATGAAATCATACCACAGAGGTGTGACATTTTTCAGTGATTCCCGTGACCTTGTAGTAATGTCTTAAAGCTTGACAAATCTTGAAAATTGGGCGGGCACCTTTTTGCGATCTGTATGGGACTTGAACCCACAACCTCTACCGTGACAGGGTAGTGCTCTAACCAATTGAGCTAACAGACCAGGTAAGCAGTTTATAGTCTGAGTATGGTGCTTAGGACTGTCCCCTTTATTTTACCTGCGTGGCTGTGGCAGGTTTTGGTTTCGGATGTAACCTACTACCAAGAGGCTTGATACTCAAAATAGTCGAATTTACTTTCAAGGCATCTAGTGATAATGCCTAAAGTATCATTCAAATCTCCAAAGTAATATTCATCATAGTCAGTAGAGCCAAAGAAGAATCCACTACCTGTTGGTAATAATTCTTCTGCTGATTCTGGATTAGCAATTACTTCAATGCAGGTTTCTTTCAACTGCTCTAAATCTTCTCTACGAACAATGATTGGCTGACATTCATCAACACCATCTGCTAAGTTATTTACAAACCAATGATGAATCATATTTGACTTACGCCAGTAGCCCATTGGTACATCAACAGTAATTCCAGCAAAGCCAGAACTGTCAATTACATCTTCTAATTCAAGATTCTTAACAATCTCATTAAAGATTGGGTTAATCGTGTCTTCATCAGTTTGACGATTAAAGTTGTGACGGTAAACGTATTCGCTTGCACGAAGGTACATATCTAGTCCCATAGTTTTCTTCTTTCTTTTGTAGGTAAGTTTATCTTAGCAGAGAGGTCTGACAGTTTTAAGGTGGGGTGCAAGGGTAAGGAACACCCCACCTAAACTTATTTAACTACTTAACAGTAGTCCAACGGTCTTGACCGTTTACATCAAGTTTGATACGCAAAGTACCATTCTGATTCTTGATGATTTCCTGAACTGTGCCAGTTACGCCTGACTTAGCAGTTGTGAACTGTGAGCCAACAGTTGGTGTTTGGATTTTATCCATTTGCTTCTCTTTTCTTTGTTGTTGTTATGGTAACATCTTAGCATACGGGTCTGACAATTTATTAGGTTTCCGTGATAATTTCAGTGTGATCCTAATCACATTCGTAAGACTTGACAAAGCTTTAAAATTGGGGCGGGCACTTCCTCAGTCAAACTGAAGAAGTGATACACAATCATCATCGGATAGAGAATAGCACAACTCATCATCTTCAAATAAATCTAAGAAGAATAAATCATATCCATCTTGCGTTGGCTCTGTGCGAGTAATGGTAACAATATCATTGTTGGGAAGCTTTACCATATCGCCAGGCTCAATTGTCATTCCAACCAGTCTATCTATTTCTTTATAGTCTGTAATCATCAAAATTTTCTCCCTTGTCTTCGTGAGTATGTTTTGGGTCTCCCTCACCAATACCATTGGCAGATAAGACTCCAAATAAGAATAACACAATTACAATAAATAAAAAGATTTCCAACTATACACTTTCTCTTAGGCGCAGGTATTCAATGTATGTTTTATTTGATGCCATTTCTGACATCAACTTGTCTAGTATAGCGTATGGGTCTGACATTTCTTGCTTACGATTAAATAGTTTCATCTCTTGTACCAATCATCTTGTTTTAGTATGGTTAGGTTTAGAACAATTCCTACGATTATGATACCTGCAAATATTCCTGCGGTAAATGCTAGTGCTAGAGCCATTCTGCTAAATCTCCGTCTGCAATTTCTGCATAGTCCATACCTTGTGATTCTGCAATTGCTTCCCACAATTGTTCTTCTGTGTAGTTTCCATCTGGATACCACTCTGTTAAAATACCGTATAAATCTTTCATTTGACTCATTATGCAAATACCTTTCCATACAATTCAACTGTACTATCATTATCTAAATCTGTCAATGTGTTATTTACTAAATCTAATACAACTGTCTTATCAAAATTGTTACCAATTTCTGAACGGCTAATTGCATAGATACCAAAACCAGTTTCATCTAATACATAGTCTTTAATTAAGTGTGAGATAACCATACGGGTAAAGTATGAATAGTCACCCTTGCGTTTCTGTGCGTGTACTAATGCACCTATTAAATCATTTTCCCAATCAGACTCACCCCAATGGGAATAAAGATTAACTAGACTATCTGTACCATCATCAAATACAAAATTAATTCTTGCACCCATTTTAGTAACCTGCTTCCGTTAGCATTTTGTTAATTGCTTCTAATTCTTCGGTAGACAATTTCTCAATCGCCTTTTCATCTATTACACCCTCAAATAGGTTTATTAGTAGTTCACTCATTCGTTCTCCTTAGTAGGTTAGATTTATCTTAGCACAAGGGTCTGACATTTTATTCCTCATCCCAATCAATTGGCTCACACCAAGGTCCCAAGCGATGTTGCTCAACAATAGCGTGTGCAGGTGCATAGTCACTGCCACGATAAGATACTCCTTGTGGCATTTCAATTTGGCGATCAAAGTCTTCTTCTAGATAAGCATCAATTGCTTCAACGCAAGGCTGTACCATTGAGGATGGTACAGGTGGATAGAAATTGTATTGTAAGTGTGTGTTGATCTGTGCTTCAATTGGCATAGTATCCATAGTGGATAACTCTGTTGCAAAGTTAAGTCCCATTTTATTCTCCCTGTAGGTTTTTGTGTTTTGTCTTTCGTGTGTATTTCTTTTTGTTACGATGCTTTACTGCTGCATTACTCCTACGCAACTCAAGCCTTGCTCGAAGTTGTTCTGGGGTTGTAGTAAATTTCATCATAGGTATAACCTACCACAAGGGTCTGACAATTTCAGTGTTTTCAGTGACTTTCTCTTAATTTTCTTAACTTGACAAACACAGGAAAAAGTGCCCGACCACCTTTCGGTGGCTTTGTCAAGCTTTATGACTTACTTGCACTGAATACAATGTTATTCCTGGCAAATACGCATTGCCCACACGATACACAAGCACTGCCGTTAGTAGAAATTAGCGGTATCTTTTTATTATTCTCAGGGCATGGCACACCAGACTTACCAATAATTTCTTTTAGTTCTGCTTTACCAATTGCAAATGTCTGAGATAGGTACGCTAACTTTATGCCTTCATCTTTTGCTAACGTCTTACCAGTTTCTACATTCTCTGAATCGGTTGAGAAGTATAGAGATAGGTTTTCAATGTCTTTTAGAATTAATGCAGACTCTGACACACGAGTATAAGCCCAGAATTTAATTTCGGGGTAGTCAGCAATTACACGTTTCCATGCTAGTGTGTAATCTTCATTAAAGAAGTCACCGTCCCAATGGATACGGAACAACTTTTCTGCATCACGTCTTTCGCAATCAGCATTGAATTCTGCAATCATTTCTGAAACTAATAGATACATCTCATCTTGCGATGCATCCTTAAGCAAATTCCAATTGTGCAATAAGTTCTCACGAGTACCCTTGAATACTTTTTCAAGTTTACCTGCATAGCATATCTTCTCGCATACCGATGTAGCACCAGGGCAAGAGAATGCTTTACCTGCAGGTAATCCAAACGTGTTAGCAATAGAGGCTTGTTTGCCATTAGGCGTAACAAGGTTAGCAACCTTACGATCTTTTGAACGCTTTAACTTAGTCATTACACATCATCTCCAAACATTGAATCCCAACAAACACCACAGATACCTGTAATGAAACGCTCACGAACATCTGCATCATAGTCAGACAATACTGTTTGGGCTAATCCACCTTGGCGGTATGCAAATAATTGGTCAGAAGAAATAGATACTGTTTTTTCTTCACTGCAAGTAGGGCAGGGGTGTGATGTAACGACATAGCGTTCGTTCATAACTTTCATTGGGTTATGCAAAGTGAACATGAATGTTCCTTTCGTAGTAGGTATGCCTTCAGCATAGCATAGGGGTCTGACAATTTTAGTGAATTTTTTGGTGTTGTTTTTAATAGTGTCGTAACTTGACAAAGCTAGGAAAAAGGGGCGGCGTGTCGTCCACAGGCTTGGGATAACCTGTGGATAACCGCTTAGAATGGTGGGAATGACCAACAAGGCACAAATTCCTCGTAGGTCTTGTTTATCCTTTTGATAACAATTTCACCAAATACATCTTCAACGCTTGACGATGCACTCTTGACGGGTTGCCCAATGTATTCTAAATACATTCTGACATCTTTTGACGGAATGTTTAATTCTTTAGCAATTTCATAGACTCTCATTATGCAACCACCTCAACAGTTGAATACCAGTAGTAAGGGAATCCGTCTTGACGGACATAGATTAGATAAGCGTTATCGCTCATCATGTCTTCACGCTTTTCAGCCATGACTATTTCACCGCAGAATCCACGGCTTGAACGGTACTTCTGACCAATCAGAAGACTTGCTACTTCTAGTGAATACATTTTGTATTCCTTTCGTTAGTGTTAAGTCTTATTTGCTAGGCTCACCGTAGGTAGGATTATTTGCTAGGCTCATACTTAACTATTTATTTATAGTTTCACTTTAGCATAGGGGTCTGACATTTTTGGTATCTAGAGGCGTGTCTAAGATGAACAATAGGTAAACAATAATCCACAGATTTCAGTGACTTATACACAAGTTCTTAACAGCTGTGGATAACCTGTGGAAAACGGGGCGGGCAAAAATTTCTGGGAATGTCAAACGACACGCCCAGAAGCTTTTGTTTTTTTTAGTCTGTAAATTTATCTACAAGCAAATAAACTAAACCTGCAAGGGATAAAATTAAAACCCAAGAATAAAAACTATTCATTTAGTATTCACCTCTCAACACAAATGCAAACGAATGAGAACCAAGATCAAAAATTAACGAGGTATTTTTTCTACCTAGTTTTTTACTGTAGTAATTTGAGAAACTAATTCCAATTACGAAAGTTCCGTCAATTTTATTGTGTACGAATTTCATTATTTGATTACCGCATCTCTGAATCGTGTTAGGTCGAAGTTTGAATTATCTCTTTTGAAAAATGTTTGAAAGTCTGAAAGCAAATCCTCAAACGTTTGTGTTTCAATGTCTAGGTGGTAAGCGTTTAGAATTTCTGCAACGGCTACATAGTCTTTTCTTGTCATCATTATTTCATCAAACTTTCTAGTACGGCTTGTTCGCCTTTGGTCATTTCATCTAGCATTTCTTGAATTTGGTTGATACCCATTTTCTTGTTGATGCAGATTTCTAAAATCGTTGCTAGTGATAGATACGCTAGGCGATTGTCATAGGAGTTTGGGTATTGAATCCAACCCAATGCATCGTGGGCTTTGATGTAATCTTTAGTGTTTAGTGTTGTCATTGTGGCAACCTTTCGTTTGTTTGTTAGTTTCACTTTATCATAGGGGTCTGACAATTTTATTTGTAGACACGCCTAGTCAAGATTTGGATTTGGGTATTGTAGTAGTTAATCATTCTCTGATTTTCTGGGTCGTGCTTTAGCATCAACTCTAAGCCATTGACGGCATCTAGTAAGAGTCGTGCATTCTTTATTTTAGTGTAAGCCATTTAAGCCACTCTCCAACCTGTTAGGGGATTGCGATACAGTTCTACCTGTTCGCCTGTTTCGTTATTGACAACCTCGCAGGTAATTCCTGCACCGTCATAGCAACTTGCAACCATTTGCAAGGCGGAATGAATAGAGATGTATTCATTGGAGATGTTATCTCTCTTATTTGTTACAGTGTAAGTCATTTGGTGACTACCTTTCTTTTGTTTGTTAAGTTGATACTATCAGAGAGGTCTGACAGTTTTTATCCGTAGAATTCGTTAAACTCTTGAACGGTCATTTTACCTTTATAGGTATCACAGCAGAACACCTGCTCTGAATCCATTTCGCTTTCACAAAAGCAACAGATGAATTCTGTTTCATTTAGTAAGTTCATTTTGAACCCCTTTCTTTATCTATGCTTACAGCCTAGCATAGGGGTCTGACAATTTTGGTCATTTTTGGTGAGCATTTTCTGTGACCTTAATCACACGATCTTAACTTGACAAACCCAAAAATTTGGGGCGGGAGGTTATCCACAGGATTGTCCACAGGTGTGGATAAAAAGTTTACCAAATGTTTACCTAAATTAGGTGTTTCTGGCTTGAAATTGTCAGTGGTGTGTGATTGAATCATAGTATTAGATAACAACAAGAAAGGCTAAATCAAATGAATGAATTAGCATTAGAGCAAATCACCAAGGCATCTTGCCTAGTGTGCGGTGACAAGTTAGCACCGTTTGAAATTGAATCCGCTATCTGCATTATGTGTGAGGACTAAGACTATGTTTCTATTTCACTTGCGTGATGTATTGCTAGGCATTGCGGTATTTTCATTACCTGCACTACTACTTGAACTACAACTACTAGTCATTGGTTTAAATGGTATGACTGGCAATGTTATGATTGCCACTGCCTTTATTGGTGCAGTGTGTGCTACTGGTGCAGTAGTTATCGAAATGATTGAGGGGTAAATGGAAATAGTTTTATTCATCATCATTGGATTATTTCTTGCAGGTGTCCTATCCTCTTTAGGGTAGGGCATCTCTTTCTTTTTTATTTCTAGAACCGCATTATGCTTGTTTCAAATAACCGCATTATGCTATGGGCTCACTACATAAAATCAAAAGCTTTCTGTAATTTATGCATCATACATATTAAAATCACATTCACATTTTTGTGAAATTAGACCTGCAAAAGCTTTGCAATAAGGATTTTGATCAAATTTAAAATTATATTCACATTTATGGGTATATATATAACAATTTGGTAACATTTAGATAACAGTATAATAACAGTTGAATATTCAACTATTCATTTGGTATAATATCTATACACATTGCCTTATGGGATGTGAATTTAACTCGCTTAAAAGGAGCAAAACATGAAATATACAACAACGTGGGCTACTGACCCATATATGATCGGATGGGAAAGCTTTTTTCCAAAGCTAGAAACTCTAGCAAAAACAAATGCAACTAGCTTTCCTCCATACAACGTTAGAAAAATCGGTGATGATAAATTTGTCATTGAATTGGCAGTAGCTGGATATAACAAGTCAAATCTAACTCTTACTGAAGAGGATTGCTGTTTGACAGTAACTGGAGAACTTCCAGAGACAAATGATGAATACATCCACAAAGGAATTGCAGGGCGTAAGTTCACAAGAACATTCTCCCTAGCTGAGCACATGGAAGTAGAATGTGCTGATATTACAGATGGTATTCTATATGTTTGTGTCGTGAAAAACATTCCCGAACACAAAAAGCCTAAAACAATTGAAATTACAAATTTCGAAGAAGGTAGAAAACGAAAGTAATGTCACAAAGAAAGAGCCCTAGAGAAATCTAGGGCTTCTTTTTTTATTCTTCTTCAGAATTTTCAGTATCTGGTAAAGCGAGGGTGGGAATTGGAGACATTAAATGTCCTTGACGATGAAGTTCCATAAGCTTCATCATATCTTCACCTTTGCCTTGAGCATCAGCAATTAATGTCAATTGATCGTAAATACGACCTAACATGATATATAGGATAGTTCCTAAGTTATCATTCATTGACTTAATTTCTTGATCCTCTAATGCATCTTCAATTTCACTCATATTGTTCCTTTGTCCGAATATAAAAGTATATCATACGGGGATATGCTTTGTCTACTTTTATACTATGCTTGCATGTTATATTAGTATATTTTAGCATTATGGGTATGGGGTTGTTCTCGTCCGCCGAATTTTCAATTTTTAAATTTTGATTTTTCGAACCGAAATAGTGTATAATATAAATTACCGTTTATCACACGATAACGCCGAAAATAATTGGAGAAAAAATGAAACTAACGCCAGCTAACATTGCAATTTTGCAATCATATGCTCGTTCTTTCCTCGGAGCTGCTGTAGCCCTGTATCTTGCAGGTGTAACAGATCCGTATCTATATCTAAATGCACTTATTGCAGCAGTAGCACCAGTTGCTATTCGCTACTTTAATAAGAATGATATTGCATTTGGTAAAATCAGTGGCAAATCTTCCCCTGATCAGGTTGCAGCAGAAGTTGTTGCAGCAGTGAAGAAGGCTACCAAAAAGGTACCTGCCAAGAAATCCACAGCAAAGAAGACTACTTCAAAGTAGTTCTTGTGGGAGTGTATAACTAAATATGAGTGCCAATGAATTCCTAATGATGTTAGCTGCTACAGTTACAGCAATTGGAGTTATTGGTGTTGGGGTTTACAAAGCCTCAAAGCTAACAAAAAGATTTATACACTTCCTAGACGATTACTTTGGCGAAGAAGAAAGACCAGGATTTGAAGGTCGTCCTGGACTACAAGAAAGATTAAGGTTTATGGAAGAAGAAATTGCTTGCATATCCTTTGAAATGAGACCAAACCACGGAACATCTATTAAAGATGCAGTTGCCCGTATTGAACAGCGTTTAGACAAACTAGAACAAAAGTAGAAAAATGAGAATTAGCTTTAGCAATGGCTGTGGTGCTCCACAGACTGGGCATGGTTACGTTACTATGCGTTTATTAAAGACCATAAATGAAACAAAGCACAAGATCTATATCGATAGAGGTGCTGACTTAGAGTTTAATTTTACCCATCCAAATTTTTACAAATTTTCAGAAGATACCAACTCCGTAAAAGTTGGATACGTTGCATGGGAATCTACAGAATTGCAAGAAGGATGGAAAGACATAATCAACTCAAAATGTGATGAGTTATGGGTTCCAAACAAATTTACAAAAGATGTTTTTGAAAACTACTTTGACAGAGAAATATTTGTATTTCCACATGGAGTAGACGAAAGGTTTGTTCCTAAGAAAAGGTCACTAGAGGGTCCTGTAAAGTTTCTGCACATTGGCTACCCTGCACTACGAAAAAACCTGCCAGATGTCACTAAGGCGTTCCTAGAGCTTTACAAGGGCAATATGGATTATCACCTAACAGTTAAAACATATGAGGGTGCAGATTTTGATCCAGGAGAGCCCAACATAACTGTAATAGCCAGAGACATGACGTATTCTAATCTAATCACATTAATGCATGAGCATCACATTCTTCTTTACCCATCTTGGGGAGAAGGATTTGGACTAATTCCACTTCAAGCAATGGCTACTGGTATGCCAGTAATAAGTACAGAGGAATGGTGTGATTATAAAGAATTTAATCTTGGTCTTGGCATTGGATCGGACTTAGTTAAAAGCCCATGGCAAAAATGGCATCCTGGAAAAATGTATAAGCCACTGTATTGGGACTTTGTAGGAATGATTGAATATGTTGTATCTAATTATGAAAGCCTGGCAACCAAACAGTTTGAACTAGCTCCAAAAGTACATGAAAAATATGATTGGAATCGTGTAGTTACTGAACATTTTGATAATGTTGAGTCACGATTAATGCTATAATCAAAGTATGGCTATTCCAGATACTATTACAATTACAGAAGTTGAAATACTTGATACCATAACAGTTTCTCCAGTAGAAGAAATTAATTCTGTATCCGTTAATACTGTCCAAGATGTAGATGTGGTAACTATTGATACCACCGATTCTATTACTTCAGTTACCCTTACAGATAATGCACCAGACTTAGCCGTACAAGTTTCAAACGTTGAAACTACTGCTATGGTTCAGTCAGTAAATGGTAAAACTGGACATGTAACCATAGATTATCCAGATATTAACGCTAATCCAGTAAATCATGTTAGATATGTTCATACTCAAACTGAGGTATCAAATGACTGGACTATTAATCACAACCTTGGGTTTTTCCCAAATGTGACAATATTAGATAATGACACTCCACCCAGAATTATTGAGGCAGATATTCGATATTTGAACACAAGTTCTGTTAGAATTATTATGAATACATCTATGAGCGGTACTGCATACCTAACCTAGTTGTAAATTTAAAATAGGGAATTGAACAACATGGCATCTAGACTATTTACAGTCGATTTAGACCTTGGACTTAACAAGGCAAGAAGATTTATCTTTGAAGATTTTTCAACTAATCCAACAGGAACAACAGGTAGAGTAATCTACTGGACAGCTGGTGATTCCTCAGCTAACCACCTAAAGGTATACAACGGTACTGCTTGGAAGACACTTGCTTATACAGATGATGCCCCAACCGTTTCTATTTCCCTTGATGCCCCAGACTTATTTACAGTATCAGGTTCTCCTGCGAGTGCAACTGGAACTCTAGCCTTTGAATGGAATACGGCAGCAGTTAACACTGTTCTTGCTGGTCCAGGAACTGGTTCAACAGCAGCTATTCCAACATTTAGATCACTTGTAGCAACAGACATTCCAGATATTACATCTGGAAAAATTTCAGATTTTAGCGAAGCGGTAGCAGACACTATTGGTGCAATGGTAACATCAAACACTGAAAATGGAATTTCTGTAACTTACCAAGATGACGATAATACACTTGACTTTGACGTAGCAGATTTTTCAATTACCCTTTCTGGTGATGTTTCAGGTACTAATACCGTAACAAATCTTGGTAACGTAGAAATTACAACGGCAGTAGCAGATGATTCACATAATCACACAACTTCAACGCTAACTGGAATTCAAGAGTATGTGGAAGACACCGCTTCTACAATGATTACTGCAGCTACTCACGATGGAATTTCTGTAGCATATACAGATAACTCAACTGGGGCTGGAACTCTAGCCTTTACAAACACGGATAAAGGTTCTTCACAAAATATATTTAAGACAATTGCAGTTTCTGGTCAAACAAGCATAGCTGCAGATACCAATGCTGATACTTTAACAGTTGTTGGTAGTGGAATAGCCGTAACAACAGATGCAACTACAGACACAATCACTTTTACCAACTCTGGCGTAACAAGCATTACTGGAACAGCCAACGAAATTGAATTAAACGCTACTGGAGTAGGTCCATACTCTGGATCCGTAACGATTGGTCTTCCAAATGATGTAACAATTGGCGGAACCCTTACAATAACTGGAGACCTTGACGTTACTGGTTCAATTAATTCAGTTTCAACTTCAACAATTAATGTTGAAGATAACTTGTTCTTACTTAATTCAACTGTAACTGGAACTCCTTCTTTGAATGCAGGTCTTGAAGTTGAGCGTGGATCGTACACAAATGCTTCAATTTTGTGGAATGAAACATCAAATCTTTGGACTGTATCAAGTCCTAAAGATACTGCAGATGCAGCAGTAGAGCATTCAATTGCCAGAAAGTATGCTACTGCTATAAGTGGATCAGCTACTTCATACACAATTACACACAACTTAAATACAAGAGATGTCACCGTTCAAGTTTATGAAACTGCTTCACCTTATGCTCAGGTTGAAACTGCTGTTGAGTATGCCACAGTAGATACAGTAACCGTATACTTCAATACTGCACCAACATCAGGGGATTATCGAGTAGTGGTGACAGGTTAATGTTACCAGGATTTAAATCGTTCAAAGTATATCGTGGAGATACATTTGCTTTTAGAATGACTCTAGCAGACGGATTAGTCAGATACAATGTTACTAGTCATAACTTTGCTGGAGAAATTAAAGAGCGTGGAAAATCTGATGTAGTTGCATCGTTTACTTTTACTATAGAAAATGCTTCCCAAGGAGTAGTATTAGTTACTCTTCCTGCTACACAGTCTGTTAATTTAGTTGCAGGTAAAAAGTATGTTTATGATATTGAAATGACTAACTCTAATGTTATATCTACTATTCTGCAGGGACCTATATTAGTTACTGGAGATGTTACCGCTTAACCTATATTTTTTATATTTAGGATATTTGCTAACCTCTCCCCCCTACCCCCCAGTAAGAATTATATCAAAACTTTTTCTCTATGCAAAATCAAAACACCGTATTTATTGAAAAACACAATTATAACGATTGTGTAAAGTTTTGAATTACAAGTTTTATTTTCTTTTCTAAAAAGTCTCCAGGAGTAAGTTTAGTGTTACAAGCTATACATAAAAAGTAAACTTCATCTTCTTCATTCATCCAAGACACCATTGGTAAGTGTTCGTTATCTAATGGGCAAAGTATTTGCTTAGCCATTCCTAAATTTGCTAGTTGTAAATATTTATGAGCTTCTTGTATTGTTATCATCTAACAATTCTACCCTGAGTTGACCATTAACGATACGTCAGGTACAATAGTATCTACCTCCCATTCAGGAGGATAATCTTATAAAATTTTGGAGTAAAAATGTCAGTTTCATTGCCTACCGCATATCAGCAAGTAATTCATAAAACACGTTATGCGAGGTGGATGGAACAAGAAAATAGAAGAGAAAACTGGGACGAAACAGTTGCTCGCTATTCAGACTATATCTTTGATGCTCTAGATAGACACAGTAATTATAAGATGTCTGATAAGATAAAGAATCAAATCTCAGAGGCTATTTTAAAAACTGATGTTATGCCATCAATGAGAGCCTTTATGACGGCAGGACCTGCCTTAGAACGTGATAATACCTGCATCTACAATTGTGCTTACATGCCAGTAGATAGTCTACGATCTTTTGATGAAGCAATGTATATCCTTATGTGTGGAACTGGTGTTGGTTATTCTGTTGAGTCAAGATATGTAAATCAGCTTCCAGAAGTTTCAGAACACTTTGAGACCACCAGTTCTGTAATCGTTGTAGAAGACTCTAAGGCTGGTTGGGCTAGATCCTTAAAAGAACTTCTTGCATTACTTTGGCAAGGTCAAGTTCCAACATGGGATATGTCACAGGTTCGTCCTGCAGGTGCTCGTCTAAAAACATTTGGTGGTCGTGCTTCTGGTCCAGATCCACTAGATAGATTATTTAAGTTTTCTGTTGCTCTTATTAAGAGTGCAGCAGGTAGAAAGTTAACTCCACTAGAAGCACACGACATCATGTGTAAGATTGCAGAAGTTGTAGTTGTTGGTGGTGTCCGCCGTTCAGCAATGATCTCACTATCAGATCTTGAAGATAGAAATATGGCAGCAGCAAAGTCTGGCTCTTGGTGGGAGTACTCAGGTCAAAGAGCTCTTGCAAACAACTCAGCGGTATATAGCACTCGTCCAACAATGGAAGTGTTTATGGATGAATGGAAAGCCCTATATGACTCAAAGTCTGGAGAGCGTGGAATCTTTAGTCGTGAAGCAGCACAAAGAGTTGCAGCAAAAAATGGTCGTAGAGACTCTACAGTAGATTTTGGAACCAATCCATGTTCAGAAATTATTTTGCGTCCATATCAATTTTGTAACCTAACAGAAGTAGTCGTTCGTGATACAGATACCTTGGAAGATCTAAAAGCAAAAGTTGAAATTGCAACTATTCTTGGAACAGTACAATCAACATTTACTAGATTTAAGTACCTTCGTAAAATTTGGCAAAAGAATTCTGAAGAAGAAAGATTACTTGGTGTTTCTTTAACTGGTCAGCTTTCTCATAGAGTTCTTAACGGTTCTGAAGGTATGGACAAATTAGCAGAGTGGCTAGATGCTTTGCGTGAGCATTCGGTAAAGGTAAATGAAAAATGGGCAAAGGAAATTGGAATTAATCAAGCAGCAGCAATTACTTGTGTCAAGCCTTCAGGAACCGTTTCTCAGTTAGTTAATTCTTCGTCTGGTATGCATCCTTGGCACTCACAGCAATATGCTCGTACTATTCGTGGAGACATGAAAGATCCAATTACAGCATTTCTTGTTGACATGGGTATTAAGCATGAACCAGATGTAATGAAGCCAAACGATACAATGGTTTTCACTTTTCCAATTGCTGCACCAGAAGGTGCAACGCTTCGTGAGAATCTAACCGCAATTGAACATTTAGATATTTGGTTAGCTTATCAGCGTCACTGGGCAGAGCATAAGCCTTCTATTACTATTTCTGTAAAGGAAAATGAATGGATGGCAGTTGGTGCTTGGGTCTACGATCATATTGATGAGATGTCAGGAGTTTCATTCTTGCCTTATTCAGAGCATACCTATCAACAAGCTCCATATCAAGAAATATCAAAAGAAGAATATAATGTTCTTGTTTCAGAAACCCCATCAGATCTTGATTGGAAATGGCTAGAGATTTATGAAACATTTGATGGAACTACAAGTGTTCAGGATCTTGCTTGTGTTGCAGGTGCTTGTGATATAAGTGATTTTGGTACCGCTAAACCTGTATAATGTATAAGAGGTTCTTATGTCATATTCTGCTCTTATATTAAAAGATTCCCCAGAGGTGTTCTGGGATCTAAACATGAACACAGGAACTACTGTAAAGTCAGATCCATTTGTAAGTGATTCTGCGTACAATGGAACAGCTTTTACTTTTTCAAGATCAGCCGTACCAATTACATATGGTGGAATAGCTTGTATTCAAAATAATGGATCTTATACTGAAAATTATTCATCAAATAATAAAATTTTTAGTATACCATCTTTGGGAAAATTTTCTTCATCAACTAGAGGAAACTTTTATTCTTTAGAGTTTTGGATGAATCTTTCAATTCCTACAAAATCTCTTTCTTCTGGACCAACATCAAGATTAGGTGAGTCTAAAATTGTTGGGGTTTCTGGAAACTCCTTGTCTGGTCTTTATGTTAGAGATTTAGACTATTTAGTTTTCAAGATAGGGGATTCTGGATTTAAAGTTTTTGAGTCTTCTGTCCACGTCAGAGAATGGAATACTCCCCTTCATGTTTTAGTTGTTTATGATGCTGGTTCAATTCAATTGTTTGTTAATGGTGTTGCTGGATCAAAAACAACAATAACTGAAGAAATATTTGGAGCAGCACAAACAAGAACAATAGATTTCCTTTTTCCAGATAGAATGAATAGCTCCTCACCGTATTTTGATAATATATCTTACGACACTGTTGCTATTTATGCACAGGCATTAGGCTCCTCAGTAGCAAAAAGACACTACGTCTATGGTTTGGGATATGATGTACCAAAATATTTAATAAAGAGTGCTGGTGGTGTAAGCTATGAAACAAATCTTCAACTTACAGCACCAATAAAACAAATAAACTATTTAGACTATAATACTTGGTCAAACTCAATATCATTAAACAACTTGTTGTCAAACAATGATGGGCTATCTACACTTAATTTTAATAATCAATCTTTAGTTCTTTCGTCAGATGATTCACAACTACAAGAAGAAAATATGATATCTTCTTCTGGATATGTGGTTTTTCCTAGTAATGGATACACTTATTTAGAAGTAGCAGACCATGAATCAATAACTTTAGGTGAAACAAAAAAAATTGAAGCTAAGTTTAAATTGCTTTCTGGTCACTCTACAACAGAAGAACAGCAACTTATGTATATAGGATCAAAATCTTTAAATACAAAATACATTAGCGTCTTAATTGTAAATAAAACTGTAACCGTAAAATATAAAGAAGAAAATGGATCAGAGACCACTTTGCTTACGCAAGAAATAGGATCTTCTTCCAGTGACTTTTTTGTTTCTCTTGCTAAAAATGGAAAAGATGTTTCCATTAGGGTTAACGATTCTCTTGGAAACGGTTCTACTGGAACAATTACAGATTGTAATATTTTTCCAATTCAAAACTCATACATAAGATTTGGCACATATCCAATATTTTTTGGAAAAACTTCACCAACAAATATAGAAAAAGAGCAAACTGGAAGATTTGATGGCGGTTTAGAACAAGTTGATATATATGACTCAACTTCTGTTACAGCAAACTGGGCTTCATATCCAACTAAAAAAGTACCTAACTTGTATCAACTTTATGTTAACCCAGAAACTAGAAAAATTTCTATTGCTACAAAAGGAACATTTAACCTAACACTAAGCCTACTTGAATTAGTTGGAATGGAGGCGTTTGATAAAACTGTTGGAGACATAAAACTTGCTCCGAAGGTTGATATTGGATCTAACTGTTCAGAAATTACCTATACGTTAAATAAAATAGTAGATAATGTAGTAACAGCCATTGAGACTAACAAGGATATTAATTTATTAAGAATTCCATATGGTATAACGAGTACAGTAAAAGCACAAGAACTTCAGTACTTAGTTTCTGGAACTCTTTATTCAACTGATGCAAATAATACACCTGGTCATATTGATCATTTTAGAATTTATACATATCCAGTTGGAGTAGAGTCTTCAAAAAACTATGTAGAAGTAAATGATAGTTCTCCTGGATCAAATATTAAATATTTTTCTGGATATAGTAATAGCGTGAATCATCCATTTTTACTTCTCCCAGAAGTAGAACAAACAACAGACTTGCATAGGTCTTTTTTTACTGGAGTTCCCGTTGGTGGTGCTTGGAGTAATGCAAGCTTTGTTTTGCCAAACGGATCTACAGTATCTTCTGTAAATCCTTACATAAAAATACCATGTGATGTATTAACCGTAACTGACCTAACTCCTAAAATTTATGAAGTAATGTTTACTGCAAGACATGTTTCTGGAACAGCAAGTCAGGTAGAGCTTTTGAGAACAGCCGAAACCTCACCTTCACACACCATAACATTAGGCACTCCAGAGCCAACTGGCGTTCAGCTATATATAAATGGAGAAAGATATAGTAGCAGTGCAACCTATAACTTTAGCAACTGGAATCATTTCTGTATAAAATTTACAGCTGGAATTGCATATAATAGCAACTTGTTTATGGGGTATGCTGGTGCGTCTTGGGTTGCAGATAACATATCAGTAATTCTCACTGACCTTGCTCCTTCAAGAATAAATTATTTTTATGAGTCCTACTTTGGAACTATTGCAGAAAGAGTTCCAGTTGGTCAAAGTTCATCTTATATGAATTTTGTTTTAAATGACACAGAGACATCTGACGGAACGCACATTTATCAAAAACTTGGAAATCAAACATCTTTCTTATCTAGATCTCTTTGTCCAAGATTGTCTTCAACCACAAATGTCGCAATTACATATGTTTCAGGAAATAACTGGAGACTTAACTATTTTGGCAACAGAGACTTATTGAAATTAGATCAGGTAGAGATGGTTTTAAACGACTATATTCTTTTAAAAAATCAAACTACCCCTAGTCAAAATGGAATATATCAAGTGTCAAGTGTAGTATATTCTGGTGCCCCAAGCCAACTACATTTTGTTCTTACCAAGCAAACTGCACTTTCTGATGGAACCGTAGTTTTTGTAAAAGAAGGTTGGCAAAACAGAAGCACTTATTATTTAAAATCTACCGTTTCTTCAAATCAATCATTTGGTCAGATTATTACACAGAAAAAATATGTTGCATATAACTCAGATACTGCAAACATTGAAGCAAGAGTTAGATACTATTAGATACTTTGCTTAATTATTATAAAAATGGTATCATGGTGGTATGTCAAATACAAAAAATAAAGTAAATGCTGTAGAAAGCAAAGCAGAATATGGAATCTATGTCTGGATATTGCCAAATGGCGAACCATTTATGGATGATAGTGGTAATACACTAAACGTTCCTTCTAGAAAATATGATATTTCAAAAATGAAATCCCTAGCTGACGCAGCTGCTTATTGGGGCAAACCAGAAGGTGAAGCAAAGTTTATGCCTGGAGTTGGAAGAGTATCCGATGATCAGTCAAGAGAAGATCACGAAAGAATGGCTGAAGGTTTGACTCCTTATGGAGATACAGAAAACTGGAGAGAGGTAATTCAAAATGCAAGAAATTAACGGCTCTGATGTCAGTATGCTTTCTGTAAAAAAAGCAGAAAATGACTTTACAACCTCTAAAGATGATTTTAACCAACCTGCTGATGAGGTAATGAAGCTATCTGGATTAAGCCATAATTTTAGAAGAGCTGCCAAAAGAAAGATTGAAAAGGCAGATAACAACAGCCTTACTGGAGATGGATCTTCTTCAAAGCAAATAGTTCCAGATAAGTATGGATACGGAATCTTTGATGTCGTTGAAGCTCCATACAACATGAATTCTCTTTCCAGAATATATGAAGTTTCTGCAGCAAACTTTGCTGCAATTAATGCAAAAGTTTCAAACGTTGTTGGTCTTGGATATTCTCTAGACCCATCACTTAGTGTAATGCAAGCACTTGAAGACATTAATGATCCAGAAAGATTAAGTCGTGCAAGAAAAAAAATTGATAGAGCAAGAGAATCTACAATTGAGTGGCTAGAGTCAAGAAATGACGAAGATACTTTTACTGCAACTTTAATGAAAGCCCTTATTGATAAGGAATCAACTGGTAACGGATATCTTGAAATTGGTAGAACCACAACTGGTGAAATTGGATATATTGGTCACATCCCAGCTTCTACTATTCGTGTTCGCCGTCTTCGTGATGGATTTGTTCAGATAGTAAATGGAAAAGCAGTATTTTTTAGAAATTTTCAAGACGTAAGTCAGTCTAATCCAATTGGTGACGATCCTCGTCCAAATGAAATTATTCACCTTAAAACCTATACTCCAACAAACACTTATTATGGAATTCCTGCAATTGTTGCAGCAAAAAATGCTATGGCTGGTAATGAGTTTGCTTCCAAGTTTAACCTTGAATACTTTGAAAATAAAGCTGTTCCAAGATATGTTTTTTGGATTAAGGGAGCGAAGCTTTCAAGAGACGCTGAGCAGAAGCTATTTGACTTCTTTTCTAATAATCTTCGTGGACAAAACCATAGAACAGTTGTTGTTCCCCTTCCTGCAGATGATGGAAATGGAAATAAAGTCGAAGTTAAAATGGAGGCAATTGAAAATGGAATTCAAGACTCTTCCTTTAATAATTATAGAAAGTCTAATATTCACGAAATTTTAATGGCTCATAGGGTTCCAATTTCAAAGATTGGAAGCATGGAAAACATTTCTCTTGCTAACGCTCGTGAAGCAGATAAAACCTTTAAAGAACAGGTTTGTCGTCCAGAACAAGATGCTCTTGGAAAATCCATTAATAGGCTTGTTGCAGAAAAAACAGATATGTTTAAGCTAAAGTTTAACGAGCTTACCCTTACAGACGAAGACACTCAGTCAAAAATTGATGAAAGATACCTTAGAATGCAGGTTATTATGCCTAACGAAGTAAGAGCTAGACTTGGAATGTCGCAACTTCCTGATGGAGACACACCAGTTGTTCTTAAGCCACAACAAGCAGCAGAACAAAGAACACAGGCTTCTGGAAATAGGTTGAGGGATCAACAAAGAGATGCAAATGCTGCAGATACTGGAACTGGATCAAGAGCTACTCAGGGTGACGGAAGACAACAGCAATAATAACACTATAATAAGAAAAGTGTTATATAATTGAAATGCTATGGTAGATTTACAAAAAGCTTCTCTTACTACCAATGGTCAACAAATCACATTGACCATGCCTATCTCAAAGGTAGACGTAGAAAAGAGAATCGTATCTGGGTTTGCAACACTTGACAATGTTGATCGTCAAGGAGACAGGATTACATCCGAAGCATCTCGTAAAGCATTTGAAAGCTTTAGAGGAAATGTGCGATTAATGCACCAGCCAATTCCAGCAGGAAAAGTTGTAAACTTTAGAACAGAAACCTTTTTTGATATGGAAACAAACAAGCAATATAGTGGTGTGTACGTTGATGCTTATATTTCAAAGGGTGCAGATAATATTTGGGAAATGGTCCTAGATGGTACGCTTACTGGATTTTCAGTTGGCGGAAATGTAAAAGACTCAGAACCAGTACTTGATGCAGAATCACAAAAAACAGTTAGAATAATTAAAGACTATGATCTAGTAGAATTATCACTAGTTGATTCCCCAGCAAATCAACTAGCAAATATTTTTTCTATTCAAAAAACAGATCATGGCAATGTTGCTGATGGAATTTTTAATAAGTCAAATATCCAAAATGTATTTTGGTGTGAGGCAGATAATCTAGCCTATACTGGATCCGAAGAAACTCACAAGTGTGCAAATTGCAATTGCGATTTAAACACCATTGGCTGGGTTGACGAGGTAGATGATTCTTCAACAGCTAAGGCAGTTTTTGCAATGGTAAAAGCAGCAAATGTTGTAACAAATGAAGATACTCCAAACAAGTATCCAGAGCAAAATGAAGAGATGTCAGACATTCAAACTGACGCTGATGAGGATGACCTAAATAAAAGAAAATTTAATGTTGGCGATTTTGTACAATGGGGTTCATCTGGAGGAACAGCTCGTGGTAAAATTACAAGAATAGTAACTAGTGGTAAAGTTGTTGTGCCTAATTCAAGCGTAACAATCACCGCTACTCCTGAAAATCCTGCTGTAGCAATTACAGTTTATCAGGAGTCTAACGGTTCTTGGAAACCAACAGATATTAGAGTGGGACATAGAATGAATACCTTGAGAGCATGGAGCACAAAGGTGAAGAAAGTTTTCGGTATTCCAACAAAAGTTTTACTATCCAATGAGGTAGTAAATAAGGCAATTGAGACTGATACTCAGTCAGTTGCCAACCAAAACAACGAAGGAGGTGTTGAAGTGGCTGAAAACATTGAAACTACTACAGATGTAGTAGAAGAAGTAGTTGTTGATGAAGTTATTGAAGAAGTTGAAGCAGTTGAAGCAGAAGAATCTGTAGAAGCAGTTGAAAAGTCCGATGTAGTAGAAGAAACAACTGAAGAAGAAGCTATCGAAACAGTCGAAGAAGCTGCATCAGAAGATGTAGCAGAGGCAGACGCTTCCACCGAAAATGGTGAGGCATCTGACTTGGAGAAAGCCCTTAACGAAGTTAAGACTTTTGTAGAGGAAATCGTTGCAAAGAGCACAGTAACAAATGTTGAGTCTGTAACAGCAGTAGCTGGAACAGTGGCAGAAGTAACAAAGGCTCTTGGTGACAAGATTGCAGAAGTTGAAAGCGGATACGCAGAGGTTAATAAAGCTCTTGCAGGAATCTCAGAAGTACTCTCAACTCTCTCAGGAAGAGTAGAGTCTGTAGAGGCAGATACTGCAGTAAAGAAGTCTGGTGAACTTGGTGAATCATCAGATAAGACAATCACTAAAACCCAATCAACTTGGGGCGGACGCTTCCTCGGCACCGCAGAAATAATTTAAAAGGAAAAGTGGGTGAAAAAATAATATGAGCGACAATATTTTAGAAAAGGCTGCAGCTAGCGGTACAGTTCTATCTCCATTGGAATCCCCAGGCAATATGACTGCCGAAGGTAACTCAGGTGACGCAGGTGGTGTTCTAAATCCAGAACAATCCCGCCAATTTATCGACTATATTTTTGACGAGATGGTTCTCGCCAATGATGGTCGTAGAGTAGTTATGAGAGCTAACACAATGGAAGTAGACAAGGTTCGTGTAGGTTCACGTTTGGTTGCTAAGGCAACTCAGGCAGAGCAGACAGGATCCAACGCAGCTCCAGCATTTACAAAGATCGAACTTACAACAACTAAGTTCCGTCTAGATTACGAACTTTCGACAGAATCCCTTGAGGACAACATTGAAGGTCAGCAACTTGAAGATCACATTGTAAGATTGATGGCAACTCAGTTCGGTAACGATCTTGAGGACATTGCTATCAATGGTCGTCCAGCAACATCAGGCGATGGTACCTACAATAACACATTGGCAGGTTTCATTCGTCAGACTCTAGACACATCTTACACAGGTGCTCACGAAGCTGCAGCAGCTGCTGCAACTATGACAAGCATCTGGGAGGCAACTCCAGATTCAGGTGATGGATCTGTTGCAACTCTGTCTCTTGAAGCTATCGAAGCAGTGTACAATGCACTACCTCGTAAGTTCAAGGCTCGCCGTCAGGACCTAAAGTTCTACATGAATAGCAAGCATCTTCAGGAATTGATCTCAGCACTTCGCAGTGTTGGTTCAGTACCTGAGCAGGTTGCAACCCGTGTAATTGATGGCGTTCTTCCACAGATCGGTGGTCCAGCAGGAGCACAATACATGATCTTTGGATTGCCAGTACTTGAAGTACCTTTGTACCCAGATAACTTCGTTGACTTGACATTGCCAAGCAACCGTATTTGGGGCTTCCAGCGTGATGTCACGGTTCACCGTGAGTTCAAGCCTAAGAAGGATACCGTAGAGTACACAGTATACGTCCGTATGGGTGTAGCTCTAGAAGAGAAGTCCGCTATTGCATATGCAGTGCGTACAGCTTAATCTATAACCGTTGGAAGGGTCGCAGGAAACTGCGACCCTTTCATCATTTATTGAGGTATAATTAGTCTAGGAGGATTTATAAATGTTTGATAAAAAATCAGTATTTGAACTAAAATCTATTTGTAAAGTTTTAGGAATTGAAACACAAAAGAATTCAAAAAAGATTGAGCTCTTAAATGCCATTAAAGAAACTGGTTTATCTGATCAAGAAATCCTTGATGCCATTGATAAAGCCTTTGACTATAAAGAAGCAGATAAAACAGAGACTCAGGTAGAGGTTTTAACTAAAGAAGAGCCTACTGAAAAGAAACAAGAAAAAGTTTTGTTAAAGATGGTTCACCCAAGAGGTGCTTTAAATGTTGGAAACGGAATAGTATTCACATTTGAAGAGCCTTTTAAGTTGTTATCAAAAGCACAAGCTGACGATATAATTAGAAGAGCAAAAGAAGAAGTAAGGGAGGCTACGCCAGAAGAACTTGCGTTCTTTTATGGAGTAGATTTATAAAATGAAGGAATACCTCAGAACCGATGGGGAAGAACTAAGTATTACATATACTGCCCCAGCAGGTACTGACTCTGTTGTTTATACTATCACAGACTTAGATTTTAATGAGGTTCTCTTTGCAGATGAGGCAACTTTAATTTCTGGGGTAAATTTTTCTATTGATATCCCATCAGATATTACAGCATATGATAGAAAACTACAAATTGATTTACAGATTGTGGATGCAGGATCTTACTCAGAAGATATTCTTTTTGCATCACTAGTTAGACCATACTGTAATATTGATGAATTAGCCTCAGAGCTTGGCTTAACTATTAGCTCCACCCCAACTGGCTCTGGTCAAATAAAAAGATCAGACCTAGAAAGACTCGAAAAACGAGCAAGATTTTTAATTAATAAGATAACAAATGATAAGTTTAATTTTGAATACAAAAGCATCCTAACATATGGTCAAAACGCAGACACCCTTTACATTGGTGAAAGAATTGAAACATATGACAAGATTGTTAAAGATGACGAAATTGTATATGACGTAACAGCAGATCCAGAAATTAACTTATTAGATTATCCAGTATCAGTATCAAAAAGCAAGTATCACTTAAAAGTATATGATGTTGGAACAAATGTTTCAGAATCTACGCCATTTAGAATTCTAGATCCGTATGGAGTTTTTGAAAAGAACAGCACATACCTAGTTCGTGGAGAATTTGGATGGAAGTATGTTCCAGAAGACATTAGAGAAGCAGCCATTCTTATAGTAGAAGACTTAAGATGTGCAGATTTTAATTATAGAAATAAGGGACTCAAGTCTGTAAAGAACGAATCCTTTGATATTCAGTATTCGGATTCAATATCATTGGGATCGGGAAACCTACTAGTAGATTCATTCCTACAGGATTACAAACGATTTGATTTAATGGTGATCTAAATGACATGTATCGTTGGAACAGCATACACAATGACAGCAGATCTATATACCGCTACGATGACACAGGACGCAAACTCAGGTGCTGTTCAAAAAACATGGGTAAATACATCAACTATTAGTTGTTTGGCTAAGGGTGTTGTCCGTAGTGGCTTAGGAGACAATTCTAATACAGTTGAAGTAAAAAACTATTTAAATGTTATCACTGGACTTGTAAAGTTTAGAAGTAAAACTCCGATTGACAGCTCAGTAAGAGTAACAAACATTAAAAACGACACAGAAGTTATTTGGAAAGAATCTGGTTTAACTGGAATTGGATCTGCAGGTGGTGCAAATGGGGCAACAATATTTGAACCTCGTGGAAGCACACCAATAATGGATCATTTAGGTCATGTTATTGAATATGAAACAATTTTGCAAAGACAGGATATTCAGTCTCTGGTGATTCAATAATGTCAAGAGTAGATACCTCAGCTCTTAATGTTGCAATAAAAAAATCTAAAACGAAAACCTTTAAAACTGGAGATATTGGTTCTAAGATTGCTGCAACTGCAAAGTTTCAACTAGAACTATTAAATAGAATTCATGGTGAAGATAAGAAAAGAATACAGGTTGCTGGTCTCAGGTATATAATGAACTACTTTGAAGCCTATGTAGATAATGCAGCAAGATCAAGACCTGATTCATTACATCACGTTTATGAGCCAGGAAGGACTGGCGACAAGGCTGCAAGACTATTTGAAGCATCCATTTCTAGCTCAGGAAAACCAGTATTAACATACAGATTTAAAGAGTCTAGGGTTCCAGGGAAAAGTGGATATGTTTTTAGGAACAAGGCTTTTATTATGGAGGAAGGGCTTCCAGTAACAATTACTCCAAAAAATGCTAAAAGATTGGTATTTGAAATAGACGGTAATATTGTATCTTCACAAAAGGTAGTAGTTCAAAATCCTGGAGGAGATTATGTACAGGGATCATTTGTAAAAATTTTCAATCAGTTTATGTCTACTATGGTAAATGTAGCCCTACAAGATATGGAATTCTTTAGTAGAATAGAGAAGGGCATTCAAAACGAATCAAGAATTGCTCTTAGAAGAATTAGCAAGGGCGAAATAACAAATATGGCAAACTTAGCAGCAGCATCTTCTAGTAAAATTGTGAGGAGTCTATAGTGGATTATACAAAGCTACCAATTTGGCTTATATGTAGGTATATTTGGGATCATGCAACTGGTCAGGTTACTGGTCAATCTGCTATTGGATCAGACATATGGGATATTACTCAATACAGCATAACTGGATTAAATGCAGAAATTACTTCTATAACTGTAAGTGCTGGAGTTGCTACAATTATTACAGATACCGCTCATGGTATGACTGCCAATAAACTTTGCAACATTACTGGAGTAAATTCAACTTATAATAAAATTTTTAAGGTAACTCAAGTAGATAGTCCAACTCAGTTTAAAATTCAGGCTCCAGCTGGTGGAACAACAGTTGCATCAACAACTGGAAATGTAGCAGAAATTAGCCTTATTCCATTCTACCCAGTATATGAAAATCTTGGCATTGACACATCAAAGCTACCCTATATAATTTATGACTACTTATTCGTCCAGCCAAATGGAACATTCCATCCAATTAACAAGGAAAGGGCAACCATAACTATTGTTGGGTCTGCCCCACAGATATTCTATGTGAAAAATTACATTTATGATATTTTGAAGAAATTTGACGTATCTGCTCAAGACATGAATGCTCATTTAAATGACTTAGAAATATCCTTTAAATATGTTGCATGTGATCAGTCAGGATATATGATAGATGAGAAGTCTGTAGATAACCTTGAGCCAGGAAAATTCCAAACTTCCCTTATTTTAACGTATGAATTTACTAAGTCATAATAAGATTTTACATGGTATGATTGTTTCTGAGGAAGCAACCAAACCAAAGTTTAATCAAACTTTGACAGGAGGTGCAAAATGGCACTAGGAAACGCAAAAAATATTGTTGTAGGTGCAGGTGCATTATACATCGGACATACAACAGACACAGAACTTACAGAAGACGATCTACCAAAGGTAGCGTCAACTCTTGCAGCATGTACTGTATCCCTTCAGGATCCAGACAATGTTGATATCTACTCAGGAACAGCTCCAACAGGAAAGTGGGACTCAGTAGGTTACACATCGGAAGGTGCAGAACTATCGTTCGAACCAGATTATGGTGAAGTACAGGTAGATCAGCTACTTGACGTTGCAAAAATCTTCAAGCAGGGTCAGCGAGTAATGTTGAATACAACACTTGCAGAAGCCACACTTGAAAACTTCTTGGTAGCAATTGGTGGAAAGTCAACGGACCTTTCAGGAACAATGTCTTCCCCAGTTCAATCAGTAAACCTTAACGGTGGTGCTCTTGGATACTCTCCAGTAGAACGCTCCATCGCTATCGTTGGTCCAGGACCAGATGAAAAGAAGACAGCAGCAACAAAGAACTTCGTAGAAAGAGTTTATGTTGGATACAGAGCTCTTTCAATGGAGACTGTAACTGTTGGCGTTAGAAGAAATGAGGCTACTGTATTCCCAGTAACTCTACGTCTACTGGCTTCGTCTATAAACGAAGCAGGAGATGGAAATGCTTCTTACGGCAAGATCATCGACAGAGCTTACAACCAAGCTTAGTTCATAATTTAATAAACGTGATCAGGACTAGTCAGAAATGGCTAGTCCTGCTCATTTATATCAAGAATACTATATAATTAAAGAGAACAATTAGGAGGAAGTTTTGGCAACAACAGTATACGAAAGTATCGAGCTAGAGCTATTAGACGGAACAAAAGTGGAAGTCAAGCCACTAAGCTTGAAAAAACTAAGAGAACTAATGAAGGTGTGGTCAGAAGGTACAGCAAAGTCAACAAACGAGGATGAATTCCTTGACTTGCTTATTACCTGCACTGCAATTGCCTTTAAGCAGTTTTCACCAGCACTTGCTGAAGACAGAGACGCACTTGAAGAAGCACTTGATCTTCAGACAATGTACAAAATCTTGGAGGTGGCTGCTGATATCAAGCTGAACGACCCAAACCTGCTGGAAGCAGCGAAGGAACTAGCTGGACAGATCTAGACCTCGCTGCACTAGAGGCGGAAGTTTTTCTTCTTGGTCACTGGAAAGACTACGATGAACTAGAGTCTAGTTTATCAATGCCAGAGCTCGTAGCAACGCTAAAAGCGATGTACGAATCTGAAAATAGGAAAAATAAATTCCTAGCAATGGTAAACGGAATAGACATGGAGAATAGTAGTGACAACCAGGACGATGACAGTCGTCCTGCAACATTCCAAGAAATTCAAGCGAGGGCGATGGCAAGATTGACTGGAGATACAACAAAGGCAAAAGCCGTTGAGTATGGAATAACATCTGACATGGGATTAGCTTATGAAGTGTTAGGAGATGTTCATGGCGGATATTAACGCAAACTTTGAGTATGATGCGGACTTTGGTCCTGCCATTGCTCAAGTTAGAAGTCTTGCTAGAGAAATATCTCTATTAAATAATTCATTTAATTCTTTAGACAAAGCTGCACTAACTGCTAAAAAACAATTAGCAACCTCGTTTGGAACAAATGTAAAATCACTTGGAGCTTTCCAGACCACAATGGTGGATCTTTCAAGTGACGTAGATCGCTTCGGTGAGGCTCTTCAAAAGAATAAACTCCATATGAGAGATTATTTTAAAGAAGCAAGAAGAGCCTACACTGAAGGATCAAGAGTAAGAAAGCTTGCAGTAGAGCAAGTAAGAAAGGCTCAATCAGAGATTGTTAGCCTTGGAAAAGATGCTACTGGAAGAAATAAAGGTATGGTCATTACCCCACTATCTGTTGATACTAAAAATATGACAACTAGCATGAACATTGCTAGAGAACAGTTTAATATATTTAATAAGTTGGTTCAAGATGGATCAAGAGAACTTATCAACTGGGGTAAAAATACTCAATGGGCTGGTAGACAGCTTACAGTTGGTCTTACTATTCCCCTTACAATTTTAGGTGCAAGCCTTTCAAAAACATTTAGAGATTTTGACAAAGAATTAACAAGATTCCAAAAGGTATATGGATCTGATCTTGTCATGACAACTACAAACGCTTCTCAAGAAATGAGAAAGCAGGTAGAACTTCTAGCAAAAGACATTGCAGGTAAGTTTGGTATTGCGGTTAGTCAAACTGCAGCCCTTGCTGCAGACCTAGCAGCAACTGGTCTTGAAGGGCAAAGGCTAACAAGTTCTATCCAACAAACTACTCGTCTTGCAGTGCTTGGTGAAGTAGATAGACAAGAGGCTATGAAAGCAACTCTTGCACTACAAAGTGCATTTAATATGAGTACACAAGAACTTGCAGAATCCATTGACTTTCTTAACGCAGTTGAAAACCAAACATCAGTTTCTATTCAGGACTTAACAGAAGCTATTCCAAGGACTGGTCCAGTTATTAAAGCAATGGGTGGAGACGTTAAAGACCTTTCTGTTTTGCTTGTTGCAATGAAGGAAGGTGGCATTAACGCTGCTGAAGGTGCAAACGCAATTAAGTCTGGTATGGCATCTTTAATTAACCCAACAAAACAAGCTGCAGAAACTGCAAGAGGATTTGGAATCGACCTTGAGGGAATTGTAACAAGAAACAAGGGTAAGCTAATGCCTACAATTCTTGAATTCCAACAGGCAATGATGGGTCTAGATGAATTCTCTAGAGCACAAATTATTGAACAAGTTTTTGGTAAATATCAGTTTGCTAGAATTGCAGCACTTTTTGATAACTTGAATCAGGCAGGATCCCAAACAGTTGAAGTAATTAAATTGATGTCAGCAACTTCAACAGATCTTGCAAATATTGCAAACCAGGAACTTAGAACTCTTACAGAGTCTACATCAATGAGATTCCAAAGGGCAATGGAGTCAATTAAAGCCTCTCTCCTGCCAATTGGAGAAGCCCTGACTAGATCAGTTATACCTTTCTTAGAAAAAGCCGCAGACTTGTTTAATAAATTAGTTGAATTCGGAAGTAATCTTCCAGAACCTGTTAAAAACTTCATTAAGTTGGCAACAGGAATTACAGCAATTGCTGGTCCAATAGTTATGATTACTGGTGTCCTTGCAAACTTCCTTGGCTATGTAACTAAGGGTGCAATGGGTATCGTAAATCTTGGTCGTGCAGTTATGGGAATTCCAACAAAACAGTTTGAGCTCCTTAATACTGAACAGATAGTTGCTCTTAAAACTACAGACTTACTTACATCTGCGTATGCAAGACAAGATCAAACTTTAGCAAGACTAACTTCAACTATGAGTGCATATGTTGCTGCTCTTAGAAATCAAGCTGCTGCAAATCCTGGACAATTTGTTCCAGGAGCTAAGGGTAAGCCAATTAAAAGAGCAAACGGTGGTGGAGTCCCAGGATCTGGAAATACTGATTCGGTTCCAGCATTACTGATGCCTGGAGAATTTGTTGTTAATAAGGCAGCAACACAAAAATATGGTCCAATTCTTAATGCAATGAATCAGGGAAACATAAAGGGTTTTGCAAAGGGAACAAGACTAAGTAACAATGATCCAATCATTAGAGGTCTTCTTCAAGAAAGGTCTGCACCTTTTACTGGAATAGTTGGAGACATAATTGATCAAATAGTTGCAGCCTTTGACATTCAAAATCAAAAAATTATTAACGCAATGAAGCAGTTTGATGCTACCCACATTACGCCACAGGTTGATCCAGTAACTGGTAAAAAAGTATTTAGTCCACCAAATCTTGTTGCTGCAAGTGCAGCAGAAAATAATACACTAAGTATGATGACAAAGCTTGGACCAGGTGGGTCAAAGGGTAACGTTGTAGCATTTAGAAAATCTATGGGTAATGCTATAACTCAGTTGGTAGAGGAAGGGTTTAGCAAACAAGAACTTAAAGCAAGTGCAAGATCAATTATTAAGGGAAATCAACCAATAGATAGAATTGGAACAAGGCTTTATGAAGCAGCATTAATGGATGTAGAGTCTAGAATTGCTTCTGGAGATCTTTCTGTTGCACAAAAAGGAAAAACTGCTGTTCCAGGAAAATCAGTTTCTAGTAGAGTTCCTCCTTGGATTGCAGCAGGTAGAGCAGTATCTTCAGCAAGACTATCTGGACAATTACCATTACTAGAACAACTTAACTTAAGCGGAGCAGTTCCAGCTGCAACAGGTGCAACTACTGGAGTAAAAAAGGCAATTAAAGCAAAGTCTCCTGCAAAAGAAGTACAAAGACAGGCGGACCAGGTAGCAGAAATATACACAGACTCGTTTGAAAATAGACTTAATGCTAATGCAAAGGGTGCAGAAAGAGCTGGAGAAAACTATGGAAAAGCCTCAATAACAGGATTGTCAAAAGCAAGAGGTAGAGCTGCCTCTATGGGCAAATCAATTTTAAATCGTGGAGCTTCATTATCTGGTGGAGCAATGGGTGCAGCATTTGCACTGAACTCAATTGGTGCAATGAATGAAGGATTTGCTAAAGCTACCGCAGGTTTAACAAAGTTTACAAACGGATTATTTTTAGCAACTACTGCAATGCAGTTAGCACAAGGTGGTGTTGGAGGCTTAGGTGCTGCAGGTGGAAAACTTAAAAGTGCAGGTTCAGCAACATTTGTAAAGGGTGCTCGCATGTCTATAGCATCTGGCGGAACATCAAAGCTTGGAAGCGGTCTTATGATGGCTGGAAGAGGTTTAGCCCTTCTTGGTGGACCAGTTGGAATTGCCGCACTCGCTGCTGTAACTGCAGTAGCTGCAGGTGTTATAGCATACAGAAAAGCTATTAGCGAAGCAAGAGAAGCTGGGGAGTCAATGTATGCCTCACAAACTGCAGCTGCTGAATATTATGGAATTACTCTAAAATCTGTTAATGATCAAATGAAGACAAATGCAGATATTGCCAAGAATTTAGGTTTTGGTGGAGGAACTTCTGCATTAGGAGTTGACCCTGCACTAAAGAAAGCAATACTTGACCAGGAAGAAAACAAAAAACTTGTAGAACAGCTAAAAAATACAAACGATCCAGCAGCAATGTTTTTGGGTCAGTATGGAAAAATGCTACAGCAAGGATTTACTGCAGATCAAGCCAATGAAATTTTATCTGTACTTGCTCAAGCCTCTGGAACGGGTGGTCAGCTTGCTTCTATGGCTGGAAAGTTCCGTGGAATAGAAAATCAATCACAAGCAACTGCTGCGGTAGGAATGGCTTTCCAAGAAACAGCAAAATATGGTTTAAATAGTGGAGAAATTATAGGAACCAAAAAAGCCAATCTTGAAGGACAATTTAACGGAGTAATTGAATCTGCACTACTTTCAGCCGATTTAGGAGAAGGAACTAAACTATTAAAGGATTCAGTTGCAGTTGCGTTTAGAGAAGGTGCTGCTGCTGGAGTTAACCAATCAGACGTTGGATCTGCTTTAGATGCATCAATAAAGAGCTCTCTCAAAGAAATGGGAATTGAAGATGGTCCAATATTTGACACAATAGAAAAGCTTGGCGATAGTGTAGACGATACAGATACAAAGCTTTTGATTATGCAAGCTCATGCAGCAGGAATTAATCTTAATGGATTACTTAAAGATTTAGATCTATCAGATAAGGAAGCACAAATTGTTAACAAGAGACTTGCTGAAATGGATGCTCTTGCAAAAATTGATATGGAACTAGACTTAGGTCTTGACGCTCAAATAGCAAGTTTTAATGAAGTAAAAGCAGCAGAAACTGCAAGATACGATAACCTTATTGCTAAAAATGAATCAGCTAAAGATGCAGAAAACAAAAGACACAAAAACTTTCAAAAAAATATTGACAAACAGAATAAGGGACTAGAAAAACAAATAAAGGCAATTAGAGAAGGTGCAGAAGAGTATATTGATGCACTAGATAAAGAAAATAAAGCAGATGACTTTAGAAATCAACAACGCCAGTCTGCTCTTGGTGGCTTACAGTCTCTTGCATCTGGAGATGTCTTTGGATTCCTTCAAGCACAACAAGACATGGCTTCAAATGCAGCACAGTTTGGAAGAACTACAGAAATTGACAGAATTAAAGAAGTGGCAGATGCAGCAGAGGAAAAACTTCAAGATCAAATTGATAAGAATAAGGAACTTGCAGAGGGAGAAGACGAAAGACACGAAAAGAGACTTGAGCAGCTTGATAGAGAAAATGAAAAAATTCAAAGAAACAAGTCATCAACACTGCAATCAATTGATGCCGCAATTGCAGAGGCTGAAAAATTAAAAGCCCTTAAGCCAGGCGAAGCCTTAGCAACAGACATGTATAATTATCTTGGCTCTATATCAGATATGGCATCAAAGCTTCCCCCAGAGGCACAAAAATTAGTTACTGATCTTGCTTCCAGTTTTGACAAAGACTTTAAGAAGATAGTTTCTGGTGCAATAACATCTGCAGGAGAAGAATACGATGTAAGTGGAAAAGAATTAACAGACCTTATTAATAACAGCATAGCTGGAATTAAGGGAAATGCAATGATTCCAAATAGAGCAACTGGTGGTATTGTTCATGGACCAGGAACAAAAAATTCAGACTCTATTACAGCAAGACTTTCAGATGGAGAGTATGTGGTTCGTGCCTCAGCTGTTGATGAATATGGAACTGATATGCTTGATCAAATTAATGAAAGAAAATTTGCAAGTGGTGGATATGTTTCTGCCCAAGCAGGTAGTTCTCAGTCTGCTACAGCACTTGGGTTTGGAGTAGTAAATTCAAATCTTATAGCAAAGGCTATTGGAAATGTAATACAAACAGCTAAGTCAGAAGAAGAGCCAGGAAATGATCAAGGTCCCTCAAACGCACCAACAATTGCAAATTATGAATTACTTGGACAAGTTGCAAAAATTCTTTTTGGAAGTCCAGGGGTAACTGCAAGAGGCACATACCCAAGCTCTGGAAAAGCACACAGTGCAAGGTACCCTGGAAGAGCAATTGACTATGGTGTTGGAATAGGTACATCGGTTTATGCAATGGCATCTGGAAGAAAGTCAAGAGGATACAGTGCAACAGGTTTTGGAAACTACGCAACTATAAGACATAATGATGGAACAGAGTCTTTATACGCTCACCTAAGCGGATATGATGCCGAACCAGGACAAGTAAGGGCTGGTCAAAGAATTGGTTTTTCTGGAGACACTGGAAAGGTAAGAGGGGCTCACCTACACTTTGAGTGGTCAGGTCTTAAACCAGGATCTAATCCCCCAGGTATGCGTGAAGGTGGTCTTACAATGTCAAATGGTCTTGCTAACTTACATAAGGGAGAAGCAGTCCTAACATCCCCACTTACAGCAGATCTTAAGTCTGGAATTGAAGCAATGAAATATAATGTTCCTCAAAATAATCAAGGATTTGTTGACGCTTCAGCAATCTCAAACAATTCAGTCTATAATATTAATGTGGATGCATCTGGAACAAATGATCCAAGAGCCGTTGCAAAAGAAGTCGTAAAGGCAATTAACACACAAGAAAATAGAAGAAATTTTAGTAGGAAGATATAATGACAGCTGTTGATTTAGATGAAAAATGGTTAAGACCATCACTCATTGTGTTTTCTACTAAAGAGCCACTACCAGAACTTTCTGAGGGTACTCCTACTGGAAAATGGGATTTTCAAACAGGTGGCTCCACATTGTATTTAACTGATGACAATAGATCTCCTCTTCAAATTTCTGTAGAAAGATTAGAGTCAAAAAGAAGAATGGTTGACGGAACAATGAGGTCTGTTCATGTGGCAGATAAATATAATTTTTCAACATCTTGGGAAAACATTCCTTCAAGAAAATTAAATGGCTCTGTATCTATAACTTCAGATGGTTTTGGTGCTGGAATAGATATTAAAGATTGGTATGAAGCAAACTATGATGATTTTTGGATGCTCTTAATATATGATAACAATGACGATCTAACAGTTGGATCGGGTTCCAATGTAGAAAAATATAATGTATTTTTTGACAATTTTGATTTTACTATAACAAAAAGAGGTCAGTATAACGATCTATGGGACGTATCCATTGATTTGGTGGAGGTGTAAATGTTAAGCACTGGAGATACAGAAATTGATAATCTTTATAAGTCTTCAAAGGTATTATCATCTAGCCACAAAATAATTGCAGAGTGGAACTATAACGCTTATACTCTTGTTAGCCATCTTGGATCGTATCCAATATCAATTGTAGCAGCTTCTAGACAAATTACAATGACAAATTATATTGGAAACGGTACAACTACAGTTACTGGAACATCTGCAGCAAATCATGGCTTAATTTCTGGAGATACTATTATAATTTCTGGTGCATCTGGAACGCAGCAAACCAAGCTTAACGGAACTTGGACTATTGTTTCTGTGCCTACCCTTACAACTTTTACTTTTGTTGTTACTTCAGCACCTACTGCTGAAACGCTAACTACTGGAATTGGAACAACAACTAACACAGATCCAACATATTCAAAAACTTTTAATTCTTCTGAAGATACTGGTGGATGGGATAATGGTGGTCATTATCATGAAGTTGTATCTTCTTCTGGAAACTATCAAGTAGAAGATGTTACAAGAAAAAGTTTAACGGGTTTGAAAGAGATTATTGGTCCAGATAGACCAGATCCTGGAATTACTTTTCCTTTTACAATAAAGTCTGCAAAGGTTAGAACCATCCTTTCTGATTGTAGAAATGCCAGGGCATATAATATTTTACAATCTCCAGATAGAATTTATCCGTTAAGTGAAACCTTTGGTTCAAAGTACTGGGTATCTGCAAGAAGATGTAAGAAAAATTCTACCAGAAGCATAACTGCTCAAGATATTGGAGTCTCTAATTCAATTGGAAGAATGAAGGGCAACAACGCATTTGTTTATTATTCAGAAGAAGTAAGAGCAAATAAGATTGTTGTAAAAACTCAAACAATTCATGGATATGCAAGAGATTTTACGGTAGAAGTTCTTCCTGCAGGTAGCTCTACTTGGACTACTATTTATCAAAACACAGGAAATGAAACAATGAAGGACGGCATCCTCAGACTTTCAAGAAAGTATGTTTCTGGTTCTTGGCAATGGGTTATAGCTGGATCTGTATCGGAAGAGGGAACAATAACAAGTCTTTTAAGATCTGATACAACTGGATATCAGTCTATAAAAGGAATTAGGTTTTCCGTACAGAAACTTGCTGATTCAGCAAATAATCCAAAAGAAGATGGCACCTTGGACCTCATAGAAATTTCTCCAAGAATGGTTGTAGATATGACAAGCTACACTGAGTCATTTTCTTCAAATTCAAGTTTAGGAGATAGCACACTTGGTCTTCCTGTTGGATCTATAGTTTCTGGAGGTGGAAATATTAAGTTTTTTAATCAGGATAACTTAATTAGTAACAAAAACTATCTATCAATTTTAGAATACATGTTAAAGCCAAATGTTAAATTTACTATTTTAAATTCTATAACTTATAGCTCAACAACAAAATACGTTCCAATAAACGTTTTATATGCAAAATCATGGGACGAGTCATCAGACTGGTCAGTAAGTGTAGAGTTAGAAGATTTTATGGGATTCTTGCAGGATAAACCAGCTCCAGACATTTTGCTAGGAGCATTAGATGGAATTAAGGTTTCAGCTATAATTAAAATTTTATTAGATAATGCAGGTTTTACCAGATACTCGTTTAATAAAACAGCTGACGTAGAGCAGTATCTTGAAGAGGACAGAAGAATAGACTTTTTTTATTGCAAAAAAGAAATGTCCGTTGCTGAAGCCCTTAATGAGTTGGCAAAATCAGCACAGCTTTCTATGTATTTTGATCAGTTTGGATATTTAACTGTACGAACAAAAGAAGCGGTGACTCAAAAAACAAACTCTTGGAACTATACTTTAGTTGGTGACGCTAGTGAAGCCACCATTTCCGATCCAGAATATGCCTATATAAATGGAGTTTACTCTTCAAATATTGAAAGTTTTGAAGATTCTTTTATTCCACCAATAACAGCTGGTGAGGTGGCATATTCTGACTTAGGTATTCCAAAAGCATCTATGAGTTTATTGAACGCTTCGCTAGATAAAAATCCATATGCTTCTTTATCAAAAGAAACAGAAAAAATAATTGATTCTGGGTTTTCAGAAATAAGTCTTACAAGAGACATTGGGTATATCCCCCAGCAAGTTTGGAGTCCAAATGGAAATGATGGTAACGATAATAATGCAATCCTGTCTGCTGGAGTAATAATTAAAGATATTAAAAATAGTAGACCAAAAACAATACTATTAAATGAAACCTTTACTGCAAAAAATAGAAACGATTCAATAAGGTTGGCATACTCATCTATGACAGATGTTGAAAGAGAAAGCTGTCAGATTGTTATTACCGAAAATGATCTTATTGCTTCTTTCCTTGGAAAATACTCTGGCTATGTTCTTGTAGAAAGTGAACTTATTAAGTTCTATGGAGTTGTTTACTACATAACAAGACCAGGATTTGTTTCAGAGAGAAAAATTTATTTTAACGAAGCCGAGAAAAAATCAGATGAGTCAAGGGCACCGTCTGGGTCTAGCTTTGTTCCATATGCTTTGCTAGTATATTTTGGAATGGAAGTAAATTCTTTTCCAGATGAACTGGCACCTCCTTACAACTCAGAAGGCAAGTCAACCACACCAAAGGGATATGTTTTTTATTGTCAAGAAGATGGAAGAGGTTACAAAGACACCGAAATTTCTTCTCATACAGGAACAAACAAAAATGTAGAATCGGATGGATGGACAAGTTTTTCTAGTAAAATGTATAGCCCAGTATCTGGACAAGTAAAAGACTATGGACAAAAGATGACCCTTGCAACAGATGTTGGGGTTCCAGATTTAAGTAATCTTTCAAGATCGACCTTTGCCTACGGTGGATACGCAACTTTGACGGGTGCCCCATCTAGAAAAACTGGAACCGAGACAGACCTATCAGACGAGATTGATGCAAGTGAAATAAATATAGATGATGTTGGTCAACAATTTATTTTTGGTTATAGAACACCACTCAGCTTTAATCCAACAAGAATTGGAACAAAGATGAATCTTTTCAAGAAAGCAGATGCTCCAGGTTCAGTTTCTGCAATTGGAGGATTTGGATTTAATATATCATCAACAAATACTGCAAACACTGGATACTTTATTGAGGTTTCAAGTATTTCAGAAAATTATAATCCACAAACTTTAGGAAAACAAGACAATGTTAAGTTCTATAAGGTATCAAGTTCAGGTGGTAAGCTTGTCCCAACTTTACTAAGAGCAGCTTGGTTCCCAGATGTAAATGTAACAGACTTTGAAAGAACAATCCAATTCTCTGAGGGTTTACATGCAAAGGGTGATCCAGCAGCAAAAATTACTTTTTCTTTAGAGGTTGCAATATCAAAAAATAAAAAAGATTTTAAGGTTTATTTGAACGGTAGAGAAATTATGGAAGCCCATGATCCTAGCCCACTTTCCTCTACAAATGAAATAGGATTAATGGTAAGAGATGATTCTACAGCAATATATGATTATCTTTATGCGGTTGCAACACCAGATGGAGTTTATCCAACCCTACCTACATCAAATAAAGAAAATGTTGCACTTTATTCGTCAGCAATAGCAATTGGAAAAAATAGAGGAATATTCTCACCACACATACAGTCCATACTTGGAAAATCAATACCAGTAGCCTATTTTGATTTTGGAAATGTTGCAAGAGAGGTAAAGTTTATAGAAGCAAGGTTTAATGAGCCTTCATTTGCAACTACCCTAATTGAGCTTAGCAGAGTTAGTCCAGATTACTTTATTAAGGACTATAAGTCAACATCTTGGGGAGCGTCCTTTTCAATTTACAACTCTACTAGCACCACGGTTCCAATAGGAGGAGCTATGACCCCATATCCAGTATTTATTTCTGGAATTGTCTTAAAAAGATTGAGCTCTGGAACAGTAGATATTGGAGAATATCTAAAGAATATAAATTCAGATCTTCCAAACGATCAGCTTCAAATAAATAGGAGGCTTTACGGAGATCAGGCTATAAATATTTCTGCAGAATATTTAAATAATCGAGAAGAGGCATCAACTCTTGCAGAATGGATTGCAAGATTTGCATCTCAAGAAAAAATTGAAATTCAAGCAAATATTTTTCCAAATCCACTTCTTCAGCTTGGAGATAAGATTAAAGTATTTTATAAAGCAAAAGGTTACTGTTATAATTCTATTGGGGACAAAACTTATGTGTTATCTGAAATTAACTACAGTGCAAATAGTGATGGAATTGAAATGGGCGTTAGCTTAAGGGAGATGCTGTAATGTCTGAAAATAGTGGTCCAGGTGGCGAAACTAATGCTCAAAAAATGGCACGAATAAGAGAAACTCAAAGAGAAACTGCAAAAATAACAAAACCAAAAACAACACCACGAGGTGGTCCTGGAGCAAAGATACAAAAAACTGGATCATTGAGTACTGCCAAAGCTGTAAAAAAATATGTAACTGACCCAGGAAAAAATTTTAAGGGTGTTGGATCTAATTTTTATACTCCACCTAAAGGAAAAACTGGCGGTAGTGGCGGTAGTGGCGGTGGTGATGGCAAAAAGCTAGTACAGGATGCTACAGAAGTATCTACTGGAACACTCTCTAATACTTCTGGTTTAGTAGACGATGTAAATTATAAAGAACAATACTTTGCAGAAGTAAAAAGGCTGGTATTGTCTCTGGTCTACAATGCAAAAGACCTATTGATGAGATATAACTTTAGCAGTATAAATTCTATTTCAGACTTTTACCTTGATGCTGATAGAGAAGCAATTTCACAAGATGTTGTAAGTACCTTAGCTAGACCAGAACCGCCATTTGGTCCCCAACAAGCACTACAACAAGATAAGTTTTCTTTCTCTGTAAATGAAATAAATAATAAAATTAACGATTCTGTCTTAGATACAGATAAAATTAATTTTTTTGGAACACAAAGGGGTGACACATTTTTACCACAGAAGGTCAGGATATCTTCTGGAGTAGCCTACTATGACATGAGATTTACGTTTAGCTCAGTATATGATCAAAACAATTACGTCATAAAATGCTATGAAATCTCTTAAAATGGTATAATTAAGATTATGATAACTGGAACCTATAAATTTTACTTAGATGGCGAATACATTGGAGAGCAAAAAAACTCTATAACTAGGGCAGGAAGAGTGATTATTCTTAAATCAATTATGGGAATCTTGCCAACAGTTGGTGGAGAAATTCATGTAGGACTAGATAGTACTGCAAACGGAGCAATAGATACAAACACTGGGTTGATTCCAAATAATATTTTGGGGTTTGGAGTTGCATCTGCTCCAGTCAAGATGTCATTTTTAGATAATTCTGGAAACTTTGATGCTATGGTATTTAAAGCAAGTTTTGGCACTAGCTCTTCACAAGGAGAAAGATATGTAATTAATGAGCTTGGTCTTTTTCCTGGCAATGGAAATAAAAATGCACAATCACTTAATGAGACTACATTGTTTTCTGGTTCAACTGCAGATGCTTGGAAAGAAGGGGAAACTCTTCTAGTGCCTAATACTGGCAGCACAACACCATCAACATCTTGCTATGTCACATCTGCATTAGCTTCATATAGTTTTAGGGTTGGAAACACAGCTCTTTTTATTAAGGCAAATGATACTGTAAGAATAAATGATTCTGCAAAAATTAAAGCTTATAACCTATCCCTGTATAACACCATTGACACATTAAGAATAGCTTATTCAAAACTTACAGGAAACTCTCCCACTCTTACCGTACAGTTTAGGACAACAGGAACTGACTATTATGTAGCATCTATTCCTATAACTGGTGCCCAAACATATGGTTTTGTTCAAAGAACAGTTTCAGAAATGGAAACCGCAAAAGTTGGTAATCCAAGATGGTCAGACATAAATGAAATATCCATAAAGTCAACTACCGATATTGTTATAGATGCAGTTAGGTTCAACAACGTTGATGCTGTTGACACGGTGTATGGCATGGTATCAAGAGCGGCACTTTCAACTCCAATTATAAAAGAAACAAACTCCGTCCTTGACATAGAGTATTATTTAAGTATGGCGTTTAATAAGACGGTAACATAATGCCAAACGTAGAAGTACGAGTTCCTGGTCTTGTTCCAGGAAAAAGATACAGAATGATTGTTGAAACAACAACTGAATCTGTGGTTGGTCCTTCAATTGAATTTACTGTTCCTTCTTCCCCAAGATTGATTTCTACATATACTCCAAAATATAAAAGAGATGTTAAAACTTATACAGTTCCTGGATTTAAATGGGGCATTACTGTTACAGGAAGCAACTGGGAAATAAAACCAAAAAATGTTACTTCAATAGCTGATCAAATGATAATTGCAGAGTCATTTGATTATGTTTTTAGAATTGTTGCTGGTCAACCATTTCCTCCAAAAGATCAAGTTTTTGAAATATTAGGAGCCTCAGAAAGAATTACAACAAAAGTTAATACTGAGCCATTCTATTATGATTGGCTAGATTATACGGCAGGTAAAAAAAGTCAAAATCTTCTTAATGCAAAAGGAAGCCCCAACCCAACAAAAAAGAAAAATGGTCTTGGGACTCATGTTGGTTGGGGAAAAGCTCCATGGAATGCAGCCAAAACGGTTACTTTACCAAATGGCAAAAAGGTAACTTATAAAAATACTGATCACTGGGATAATTCTAAGTTCAATGGTAAGGGATTTGACCCTGAAACAAAAAACAAAACAATAACTCTTTCTTGGACAATTCCTGGATCATCAGGTAGAACGGCAGATCAATATGGTTGGATCCCAGACGATAAGCAAGAAACAAAGGTAAACATTACGGTATCTGTGCCAGAAGAGCTTCAAGCTCCAAATGTTTTACAAAATTCTGACAACATAAAGCATATTCCAGTTTTCTTTTATATAAAGGGTGGAGTGTTTTATAACGTAGATGACAATACGGTAATGGGAACAACACCAAGAGCTATACCAGCTTCAGCAATGCCATCAACAATACCAATGAGTCAAACAAACTTAGATGTTGGTACAGACGTTAGAGACTATAGATTTACAATTGCAACCTATACAAAAAGTGGATCCTCTTGGGTTGGTGAGTGGCAACAAGTTGCTGACACATACGATTCAGTTGGACCAAGCATGTCAAGAGTAATCTATTCTAAATCGGCGGTATTGTAAATATGACAGAGTTAAGCTATACAGACGTAAGAGTAAATACAAATCTTTCAAATCTATCTGGATACCTAGATCAAGAAGCAAGCTCTTTTAGAGTAATCGATAAAAGTTTTTCATCTTGGTCTTTTAATGGATCCGTACCTTCTGCTCCAAAAAATATTGTTATCTGGGATAGAGCAAATAGAAATTTTAACTTTGGTCCTGGAGACTATATAGTAATACTGGACTCAGGTGAAATTGATGTTAGCACCTCTGCTTCTAATTATCAAATAACCAGAGTTTTTACAGATCCGTCTTTAGATTTTTTTGATGATACTTTATCTCCCCAAGGAAAGAGAAGATCTACAATAACTGCAGTTTCTGGAAACGGAACAACTGTAACCTATACCGCCAATAATTCTTTCCAAGCTGACCAACAGGTTAGAGTTTCTGGTATTCTTCCAGCTGGATACAGTTTTGAAAAAAAATTAATTATTTCTGCCACTTCAACAACTTTTACTGTAGCTGGAACGCAGACAGGAACAGCAGACCTAACTGATGAAGAAGTCTATGTAGAGCTAGTTACCTCTTTTCTATCAGATGTTTATGTTAAATATTTAGATGATGACGGTGTTGAGCAAACCTATACAATTGAACCAATTCTTTTTGAGGGATATCCAGTAAATAGATTAAATGTTATTCATGAGGGTTGGGAAAATAAAATCCTTGGATCAGATGGATGGCTTTTAACAGCTGCTGGAAATGCAATTTTTAATAATGTTGCTGTTCGTGGAGAAATTGAAGCAACGTCTGGAAACTTTAGTGGAAGCTTAACTATAAATAATGGAGAAATGAAAATAGGTTCTTCTGTTAG